TTAAGCCGTGTTCTCATTTTGGCTGTCGCCCGCAATGGTAAAACCGGCATCGCGAATTGCCGCCTTCACCTGCCTGGCGTCCATCACCGCCGTTTTCACATAGCCAAAGAAGGCTACCCGTGCGCCGGGCAAACGGATTGGCGTCGCCAGGTGGGCACTGAGCTCACGATTGCGCTGTGCCATCAGCTCGGCGCGCGCCTGCCAAAACGCGGCGGGATCGGTTGGGGTTTCAGTCGCGGTTTCGAACAGCGACGCCAATTCGCTCAGCGTCTCCCACTCCGCCAACAGGGCGGCAACCACTTCAGGATTAGCCACCTGCCCCCAGTCAGAGGGTAAAGCGCCCTCACGCCACGCCTCGAGATAACCGGGCAGCGCCCTCTTCAACTGGCTCAACCGATCGTTCAACACGGGTTTCCTTTTATAACGCCTAATGCCTTGATATTCCCCATAATGCCACTCTCATTTAACCGGTGATGGGAGCAATGACCGGAGCTTATCAGCGCCATAAATGACGTAATGACTTTTGGTGCGGCTAAATTAGCGATATGTGCGGATGGGGAATAAGGATAGAGGTCAGGTTGGGATGTAATCGCCAGATCCAAAAGTGTGATTTTCGCTCTGGCGACCACACTGGCAAGCATTGAAACATCTCCCCACGTCCGTTATGTTACAACCATAAAAAACTCGAGGGATGAAAGTGAACAACACAGAGATAGTGGAACGGATAGTAAAAGTCATTATCTCCCCAGAAACAGTTGTGGGGCTGCTTGACGGTGCAATGTCTGTGCCTGTTGATTTTGGCTATCTAGCTCTGGGTATTTTTGACACAAGCAATCGTCGCAAGATGGAAGACGAACGCATTCGCATGATGCGGGCAATGAAGTCCGGTTTATTGAACCATCATCAAGTTATCAGAACGACTAAAATCATCATCGATGCATTCACCGCGCACATCCCACAAGAGACGCAAGACAAAATATTTAGGGGCGTAGGCTCCGCATCCGCCGGCCGAATGCTTACTACCTCCCTGATTTCATCTAGGATAGTGAATAGCATCATATCAGCAGGCGGTGCGGCCATGATTACTCGAGGTACAGGCGTAGCTACAAGCTTCACGCTGATGGCTGGCGGAATGATAGAGCGAAGCATATACAAATCAATCGGCCTCGAACGTATGCATAGTGCGGTTTATTACAAGCTTAGAAGTGCCGGGAATTTGGACTTTATATACTTTTTAGTTCAACCCTATGTTGATCCATTCATAGAAGCTTTGGCTGTACGTAAAAACCAAGGGGATGCAGAGTTTAATAGATTGCTGCAAAATATTGAGGAAAAAATGAAATGAGAAAAGACAGCATCCATATCCGCATACTCTCTTTTTTCTTTGAATTTTTCTATCAGTTAATCGGGGGAATTGGGTTTCTATTGTGTATCTATTTTTTCTTTAGCTTCGACACGATAACTCAGCGCGTCTTTGCCATTTTATCGACAATAGCAATATTTTGTATCATTTGTTGGCTCGGCGACAGCCTCATCAAAAAGCTACGAGGTTATCCTCCAGGAGGAAACCGTGACGGGACGTAAAAGCGCTGGATGTTGCCCTCATCGGCAACATCCAACGCCCCCATGCGCACGCCCGTTGGCGCGATGTGAGCGTCGATCGCCGCCTGCACCCATGCAGACGGGATCAGCACGCCCTCGATGGATGCGCTGTAGTTGATGTCGATTTCTTGTGCCACGGTGACCGCGTCGAGTTCCTCTACCTGCTTGTCATACCAAGCCTGGTCTTTGCGAGGGGCATCACGCCAGTGGAACGTAAACACGTCGTTCTTGCCGCTATGACGGCGCTCAGCGAAGGAGTTGTCCATGCCGTTCGGCGTTGAAATGTCCTGCCGGCAATTGGTGGTGGCAGACAGCGACGCATCAACCAGATAAGGCCGCTCCAGGAACGCGGATTCGTCCACGATGTAGAAACTGGTGCGGTCACCACGCCCAATGCCGTCGCCGGCCTCACCGGTCATTGCTGATTCGGTTTCCGGGAACAGGATGCGCATGTGTGGCGCGTGCTGTTTAGCACTCCAGCTGCCGCGAAACTCCACCGGCAGCAAACCAATAAAGTTGCGAGCCTTGTCAAACAGCGACTTCGGTGAGCCGATTTTATCGACGTATTCTTCTTTACGAGAGCCGAACCCAGCGAAGACGCCCCGGTTAAACAGACAGAGCGACGACGCCATCCCCACCGTCAGCCACGACATGCCCATGTCGCGGGTTTTCTCCGTGATGCCGGGTTTTGAAGCTCGCCAGTGCTCTACAAACCACTGGATCCACTCCTCCTGCTTTGGGAACAGCAGAAATGGGATGCGCGCCGGCAAGCCGCGCTCGACGTTGCGCGGGTCAACCGTCATTCCCCAATCAATGAGGAACTGGGCCGGGTTGTCTTTATAAAAAGCCTTCATGATTGGGAGTGATTCAGGATTAGTCCTGATGCGCTGCAGGCGCTCCATCCGCCATTCGAACACCTGAGTGTAATCCGGATTTTTGAAGTCGAACGGGAATGGGATCGGCATAAAATAAGCCTTATTTCATTTCCATGAATCAAAAAAATGTTATAATCACAACCTTATAATTCATATGGTTACGGAGATTGACAATATGAGTAGCAAGCAAATTAGCTATAAGGTCACCGGTAGAGATAATGAGCAGTATACTTTTTTGGATCGCTTGGAAGATGGTACATATCAAGTAAGGGAAGGCACTTCGACGCCGGTATCTCATATGGAATGGGAAGAAAGTTTCTCAACGTACTCTCTAGAAGAATTCCTATCCGGACATCCACAACACAGAAGTAAGGTCGAAGAGTTAATTGCTGAGTTTGAAGCTGAATAATATTCTCACTCATTAGTAGTACCTATTAGGCGCTCCTTTGATGTTGCGCCTACTCAATCACCCCATCAGCTTGCGATAGGCCTCTGCAGCTTCTTCCGGCGTCATATTAACGCTTTCCGTTTTCACCGGACCACCGTCCGGGCCACTGAGCTCTTGTTTTTCACCATGCCCAGGTGCTGCGCTACCATCTTCAGCGCGTCATCCTGATTGCGGGTGATCACTTCAATTCCGAACTTACCCTCCTTAATGCCAGCGAAAAGCCGCCGGGCGGCGCCGGTCAAATCTCGGGAGTCGTGGAAGTGCGCGCGGCCAACGCCAGCACCATTGCAGCGAGGGCATTCAGGATTAGGTCCAGCATCACATCAAAGCCGTAACCACCTCTGTCGGATGGCTCAGGCTTTTTCGCGGCTTTAGCCTTAACCGCCGACTCCTCGTGCTCCACAGCGTCCATCCACTGATAATGGTGGCCGGAGCCCCAACAATAACGACAGCATAACCGGCGGTACTCAGTGATCTGGTTGACGTCGGCCGTGGCGATGTCCCACCACATTTTAAGGACAGCATCCTGCGTTATCTGGGTGCGACGCTCGCGAGCAGCCAGCGCGTCGCTGATTGCCCTGCTCACCTTAGCGTTTCTATACATGCGGCTAGCGCTGACATAGGCCGTGTTGCCTTCGCTCTTCCCGCCCGCTCGTTTGTACGCCGCCGTCCTGTTCAGATCGATGAGGTACTCATTCACGAAACGGCACTGCATATAGTTGAGCCCGTATTTGCGCGGCTCTAGCCCCGGTGTGTCGTCATTCCCATAATAGACATAAGGATTGATGTCATTATCCGGGGCGACTGCTTCTATATTGACTTTGGGATTGGTACGCACCTTTCCTTTTTGCGTACCGCTTTTGCGTACCTGCGTACCTTTTTGCGTACCGCTCTTTCCTTTGCGTACCCAGCCATGCTTTTTAGCGTGCTTTCTGATTGCCCCTTCACTGATGCCGTATATCTCTGCCAGGTCGCGGAGTGAAAGTTGACCGGCACAGTAATCGCGCTCGAGGCATCTTTCTTCCGGTTGTGACATAGCGTTCTCCATAAAAAAAGCCACCAGCCTCTACCCCACAGCGAGCCGGGTAGTTCCGGTAACTTTATTTTATTATTTACCACTAAATTAGAGGTAGTTAGTCACCAAGCCCAAACTTCTTCTTAGTATATGCTTTGAGAAGATCTAGCCCTACCTCTTTAATCACAGATAAAGGTTGATCGCTGATTTGTTTCAACTTTTCAAAAACATCTTTATGCTGGAGTGTTTCAGCAAACTCTTGCCCTGCTGTAGTCAATCGCACGTTAGCAGGCCACGAAGTAACAGTATCCGAGCTTATAACCAATCCTAATGACTTTGGGTTCCCAGTTTCAAGACAGTGATTACTTATAAACCCTCTTTCAATTAGCTGGTAATAGTGGAATAAACCTTTTTCACTTGAAATTTCATAACCTGCATTATCAATATCAGTCGCTGCAATTAAAGGTTCGTTGGACTCAATAAAGACGTTAAGCATATTACGTAAGTATTCTAGATCTGTTTGCATCATCTTCCTCACGAGAATCAAAAAATCTACTGTACCTTATCATTTGAAAAAATCCAGCACGTCTATCATTTCAACATTTTAAAAAAATTTACTTGGCAATGTTAATTATTTTTCATTTATTAATATCGATACTCATTTTCACTCAGTCAACACCGGAAGGCTAATTCATCGTTACAGGATAAAATTCCAATCTAATCATGCTAATCACTTTGTTCTTCGTAGCATTTTCTTGCGCATAACGCAGCACCTGGATAGATGCTCTGTGTTGGGCATTAAAAACCGCCCGTAGGCGGTTTCTTTCAAAAATCTAAGTTCTTAAAGATATCTTCAGCGTCGTTTTTCTTCTGTTTTAATGCCGCCTCTTGTGCTTTAAAGTCCTGATTTTGCTGAACCACATACGCATTATAATCCCTCGTGGCCGTAGCGAGCTGCTCTTGTAATTGATTAATTTGATTCTGTATTTCATCTAGCGGACAATTAACAACAAGGTATTGCCCTTCAATTTTCGCTCGCCTTTTGGACATTGAAAAATATTCCTTGTGAGCTTGTTCAAAGAACTGAATCCAATCATAAGAGGGCTTCTGGTCAAGCACTAAATAACGATCTCCCATCCCCTTCTCAACACTACTAATATTTCTATCTATGTTAATTATTTTCATAATCATAATATCCTTGTGTAATCATCATGAATTTAAGATAAAAGTAATATTAAGTGACGAAACCTAAAAATTCAAAACAATTTCATTTAAAAAGTTACTCATAAAAGTTAATGTCTTCCTAATCCTTCGGTAGTTCGCATATTATTACGAATCGTTCCGTCTGAACATTTAAGTTTTTTAGCTATTTTACGTAATGACAAACCATATATATGATGCATCACGATAAGATCATACTCATCCGGATTATATTTCTTCAGCTTAGCTACACATCCGTCTATCTTCAAATCATCGTCATCGCAGCAGGACAGTTTACCATTGGATGGATGAGGTAGTAGTCCCTTGAAGCCTGCAGCGATTGGCGAATAGTCAATGCCACTACTTTCTCGCGCCCACACGCCCCAACGGGATAGCACTTCGTACATGTCCAATTTCATAACTTCCCTTCCTTTCTCAATATTTCTTGCGTGCGCATGACGCCTTCGGCGTGCATCAGTCGGGCGTCGTTGGCGTCGATAAGGCGCGTGCGTCGGTCTACTTCATCGTGGCAGGCGCTGCAGGCCCACGCGGCCTGCGTGTCATCTGGCTTTATTGCCGTGCCGCAGGTTCCGGCCAGCCGGTAATGTGCGGCGACGGTTGTTTCTGGGTTTAAATTGCAGATGCCGGGGATCCGCACCTGGCATTCTCGATCTAGAGCCTCTTTGGTTAATTTGCTCATGACGTGTACCCCATCAGCTGGGTGGCAGCGTTTTCTGCAGGCTTTTGATCGGGGAAAGTGCGAAACAGGATGTAGTTCCAGAGCACATCAAGGATGGCTTTATAAAATTCGCCGAATTCGATGTCGTCCATTTTTGCGAACGAGCTCGACTTTGGCTCATTACGAGTGGTTCCGTCAGGCATGACGTATTTGGTGTAGAAGCCCGCCTGAATAGCTACCCATGCCCGGAAAGCTTCGAATGACTTTGCGGCGCTGATATTCCCGGCTCGCTTTTCTGCTATATCCGCAAGATATTCATCGGCAGCGGCCTGCAATACATCTTCGCCGCCGGCGTAATAGGCGAGGAATTTTACATACCCATTCACAAGCGCTTTGTCTGCGGTGGATATGGCGCCACCGGTCGGCTGCCAGTAGTCGAAGCCTAGATTCAGCAACGAGAACAATTTGCGGTGAAATGCCGGGTTTCTTGCCTGTTTGAAATCGACGTATAAAACAGAGCCGACTTTTTTGGATCGCAGAAAATCCCTGGCATCCCGAGTTGCGGGTACCAGCAAATCACCTGCTGCTTTGATGTACGAATACTGCGCCATTGAATGTTCTCCAGTAGCGCAGCAGTTGCTCAGAATTCGAACGGGCTGGGTGTTCAGTCCAGCCCGTTAATTATAGTGCGTTTCCATCAGGCCTTACAACCGAATAACCTGCGGATTTTACCAAATCAATCAACGCGTTAATTGATGCTATATGCTCGTTTTCCTTCACGACCCGAGCACTAGTTATAGTGCCATTATCGCAGGTAAGAACTACTCTTCCAGAGTAGGGCAAATCATAAAAAACATCTGAAATATCAATCAAGTAATTATCTCTGTTTATTGAAACTCACCAATATTTAATCAAATTACTATATATTCAGACAGTATTTGTCGTTGTGTGATTTACCAACCCATGCTGTAAGCACAAAGCTTGATATATAAAAATTTTTAGTTATGCGTCAATATCAGCAACGTCTAAATTATGATTCTCTACATTGCTTTCGAACTTTGTACCAACAAGACCTGGCCCGTAAATCATTACCTCCGATCCTTTCTTCTTGACTTGGGCAGTATAACTGAGAAAATACTCATCTTGTTTGTAACCTTGATAAATATTTTTTATTTCAGAAACGTTATCGTATGAAACAATCCAAGGATGATTAACATTTGATAATACATCACAAATTTCAACGTGATCATTGTGCGTATAAAAATTACGATATAATCCCGCACCGTTTACATAGTATGGTGGATCTAGATATATCAAGCAATTGCTAGGCAAATCAGGTACGATTTTCGTTAATAACTCAACTGCGTCTAAGTTGTAGACCTTAATCCTATCTCGAAAAGAGGAGATCTTTTTTATTCTTTTTATCAAATCTTCTTTATTATATCTAGCATCTAACTTCCATTTTCCCAATTGCTTTTTCCCGCCGATAACACCAGCTTTTAATATACCAGATCTATTCACTCTATTTAAAAAGAATGCAGCAAAACCAACCTCTAGGACGCTATGTTTTTCAGTTGAGGAAATAATTTCTTTTTGTTTATACCAACTATCTATGTTTACACTCACAGCACGAATCATCTGGCATAGATCATCTGTATGATCCAATACAGATACCCAAAAGGAATATATAGCTGGGTCAGCATCGTTGATATGGATAGTAGACACATATTCAGTGCATAATAACTCTAAAGCCACCCCTGCACCACCTGCATATGGCTCCACATAGTGACCATCAAGGAGATTGTTCCTTTTTATTATGTCCTTGATAAATTTAGAAAACTTCCCCTTACCACCAGGATATCTTAACGGAGTGAAGAACTCTTTTCCAGCCACTGGCATCTCCCTGAACTTTCGACTTTAACGCTATTAGAACACAAAAAATGCCAGTTGGCCATCTCCGACCTATGCCCAAATCGCCACAATCAGTGGCTTGTAATCTTCAGCTACCACCTTAAGTTCCGACGGGATTGGTGAACTGGTCGTACTGTGAACAAATTCATTAAAGTGATCTACTGACCCCAAAGTATCCCTGCCAGCGGCTCTCTTGCAAATGGCTCTTGATTGTCCTTTTCCCCAGATCCCTTTCGATTCTAGGTCCATGGCAACACTTTGTATTTTCAATGAAAGATTTGAGTCAGCCAGACTCAACTCCTTCTTGTTATCACTCCTCAACACTGGCGAGCCGGATATCATTTGTGAACTTATATAATGATTACAACTCAGTTCAAGAAAAACTCGAAAAACAATAGCAGCAGAATTTGGAACTTTATCCACTAGCAACCTAGATTTTAAGTCTCTGTATATTTCATTCACTCTTGGTTGACTAATGCTCAGCGGATAGTTAATTAAGTATTTTCTCGCTGTACTCGGCGGACGCGGGCGCACCTTGGGTTCATCCTTCTCGCCATCTAAACCACCAACTCCGGCACCAGCTCCAGCTTCGGCACCAGCTCCAGCTTCGGCACCAGCTCCAGCTTCGGCATCAGCTCCAGCTCCAGCTCCAGCTCCAGCTCCAGCTCCAGCTCCAGCTCCAGCTCCAGCTCCAGCTCCAGCTCCAGATTTGTCGGCCTTCTCTTTTAGTGAAAGAGGTAATATATTCTCTGGTATTCTTGATATGAAGTCTTTTCTATCCTGGTCGTTATAAATATCGTCAACGTTCATACCATCTTGAACAAAAAGGCAAATGGCATATTCAAGAGCTGGGACAATAAAATTAATATCAACCATTGGTGTTAGCTTTTTACTAACTATTTTCAATTGGAATGCATCTTGGCCAGGCTTGCTAGAGAACAATCGACTCAGTGAAGTAACAGGGATTTGATTTACGCCATCTTTTACTTCATCTGTGAACTCTTCGTTATCGTTGACAAACTGCCTGATTTGACGACCTACAGATTCAGATGTTCCTTGTCGAGCTCTATAATCATCGATGATATCACCTTTCCAACCTACGCGACCAACACCTCCATTTTCGCCTGTATGTTTTAGTTCCAACCAGATTGCGCCATCTTCACGAGAATTAACAACGCCACAATCAATACTACTTATTGAGTCTAGGTTAGTATTCTCATGCACCTTCCTAAAATCCCTCACCATTTTGTCAATAGGGCAAGCATCTGGAGTAAAAATCAACTTAAGTGCGGTTAATCTTCTGTTTCCTTCTATTACAATATATTTTTTATCGACATCTTGATAAACAAGCTGTAACTCCGTCGGATCGAGTCCATAAGTAGAAATGTGCTCAGCCAGCTTTAGTATTTTTCTTGCTTCAATATCTGAGCTCATCATTAATGCTATGGCTTCATGTTGACTACTAGCCGTATCCTGACCAAATCTAACATTTTCCAAGTCTAATTTTAAATTTGAAATTTGTATTTCTTGGATATTTCTTTTCATTTCAGTCCCTTTCGTCAAGATAAAAACCGACAAGTCTACGCCTAAAAAATCAAACATCTCCAATGATAATATTAAGTTAAAGTCATGAATCACTACAATACTGTTTTTATAAACATACGCCACACCAAATAATGCTAATCGTAATAATAATTTCAGTAAGTTATTTTGCTGCTATTATTTGAAGTGATTTACTAAAGAGCCCACTAGTTGAAGATTACCCAATCGTTCAAAGATCTCACAGCCCCTTCCCCTCTTTGCGATCACGCCAGTAATTCAGGCGTGCTCTGAAATGTTCCCGGTATTGCTCCGGCGCCTCTTCAATCGCCACCAGCACCGTGGGGCGGGTGATCTTCCTCGCGAACAGATCGCGAACCAGGCCGCAGGCGCGCAGGCCGAACTGCTCTAAATCGCGTTGTTCCTGCGTCCATGCGCCTCGATTAAATGGCAGGCCGGGCGGTAGATAGTCCGATTGCCCGGCCATGGCTTATGCCCTCGATTCGGCCGCCAGACGGCGCATGACGTCTTTTTCACGTGGTGGTAACCCACTTGCCACGCTTTTCTGTATCTCGCAGCGTACGGCCGTTAGGGGCTTCAGAATGTGCAGCACCCTATCGAGTGGCATGCGGAGCATCAGCGCGATGCTTTCGGGAGAGCGTCCCAAGCGCTGCAGTTCGTAAATATCTTCCGTGAAGCGATTGTTGAAGGTCATATTGAAAACAATCCCGTAACGCCTACCCGCGCCGCAAAAGTCGTGGTGAAGCGCGAGCGCCTGGAACTGGCTCAATACGGGCCGATTCGAGAGGCCGCGGAAACAATGCCGCCTTGGTTCTGCCTGGCGATGGATCTCGCTTTGGTCTCCGGCCAGCGCCGCGAGGATCTGACACAAATGCGCTTTAGCCATATCGTTGACGGACGCCTGCAGGTTGAACAAGGCAAGACGGGGGCTTTGCTCTCCCTCCCCCTTGATCTTGAACTGAAATGTATGGGCCTGCGGCTTGGCACCGTTATTGACCGATGCCGATTGGTCAGCACGACAGACTTCATGATCAGCGCCGGCATCAGGAAAAATAGCCCAGATGGTTCGATCCATCCCGACGGGCTAACGAAAAAATTTGTCGCCGCGCGGAAAGCATCAGGTTTGGAATTTCAGGAAAGCCCGCCGACGTTCCACGAGATCCGAAGCCTGTCCGGCCGCCTGTACGAAAAGCAGAACGACAAGGCATTTGCTCAAAAGCTGCTGGGACATACAACGGAAATGATGACGCTGAAATATCTCAAAACGAGGGGGAAAGAGTACGTGATGCTGTAAAAGACCGAATATCAAAATTCGGACATATTTCGGACATTTTCGGACAAACGAAAATAAATCCTTTAAAATCAACAACCCAAAAAAAGACCGAATACGATTCCTAAAGCCGTCAAATATAAAAATTATCCTTTTAAATCAATTAAATATATGATTTTTCAGCCCCATAAAACAGCACAACACGCCCCATGCAAGCCCTTAAAGATCATATAGTTACCTGATGTTTCGTTTATATTCGTGGATAATTCGGAAGCAAAAATGACCTCAACCGCCTTCACTATATGCCTAATTCTTGCCGCCGTTATGGTGATGATACACCCGGCGTTCTGCATCCCCTTCCTCATCGCTGCCTACATGCTTGCAGGCAAGGGTCGTATGGATCTGGACAGCGATACCAGCGTAATCCTTGGTATCGTTGGCTTTTTTGTTGTCCTGTTCATCTTTGCGGCTATCCATCAATCACTAAAATGAGAGTAAATAGCCTATAAAAATGGTTAAAATGTATTTAACCTACCTCAACATTGGCATCTGATTTAAGTAATGCTTCTGAAAGCCCATACTGTTGCAGAGATGAACGAAGCTCTGTCTGTGCACGGAAAGAGTCCACAACCAGGCGTGTAGCTGCTTCTGTATCACTGGTCATATTAGCAGCACCCAGTAATTCATTGCGAAGTTCGTTCAATGTTTCTGAGTAAAAATAATCCAGCCAATAGAATGCGTAACTATCACCATACTTTTCAAAACCACCTTTTGACGATGGTACGGCTTCAATTATCTTTTTAACGAGACTGTCTCTTTTAATTAAATCTGGTTTATTCCTTAAAGGAATGCTAAGAATTTTCATTGTAGCCACAGCATTTAAAATGATGCCTTTGTATATTTCGAATGTTTTTTTAGAACATTCACTTAGATATAGCTCAGGTAAGGTTTTGTCTATTTCACTATATGCCTTAAGCTTTCCATCAATATTGATTGGTATGATTAAAGCATTAATGAAGGCAGTGATTTTTGGATCATCGCCATTTTTCATAACCTCATCAATATTAAGAAAACTTAAATACTCCACAAGCATTTTTAATTCATAAAGTGCTTGGCGTAAACGCATAAGAGCTTCTGCTGCCTCAAAACGCTTAAACTGAAGCGTCGAGTCACGTTCTCTTCGAGCTAAAACCAAGAAAGATCTGATTTGCTCTAACTCTTTTTCGTTACTTCTGATACCAGCCTTAAATTTTTCAAATTTCTTATCGAACTGATATTCAACTGATTTTGTGAAAAAGCGGCCCAGAGTAGACCGCATCATGTATGCAATAAAACCTAGGGTCCCAGCTGAAGCTGCGACCCCTAATATCCATTGAGACAGCTCAGTCAAAATGCTCACTCCGCAGCAATAATTTTCATAGTTTCGAATGAAGTAAGAGGGAAGCTTCTTAGTATAACTAATTTTTATGAAAAACTTCATCAAAAATAGTGCTGAGTGTCGGTGATCATCCCAATTAACAATGAGCTTCATTTGTTAAAGTACGGATTTACCCTCTCAACAGCCTGCTGTACCAGCTTATTGCGCTGAGCCATAAAGCGGTCAATCCTTTCCCTCTTCTGCTCTGCCGTCAGAATACGATCAATGCGCACCAGCTCAATCCGGTTATTCAACTGGCGGAGCTCTGTCTGCGTCGCCGTTAACCCTTTCCGTTGTGACAACTTATCCCTGTTTGCCGCCTGCAACTCTTGAGCATCTTCAATTCTCCCCTGCTTCCGGTAAGAATTGATAGTACTGTTGATCTGGTTCACCTGCGTCATCATCCGGTAGAAGTCTTCACTGAACTGAGTGGACTTCGCCGGGTCGTCACCATAACCACGCAACAGTGATTTAATCACCGGCATTTCATCCAGTCGCATAGACGCGGTTTCACCATTATCCTGCATGCCACGCATCATGATATTAGTCGCCCCCATGACATATGCGCCCAGGCTGCCGGTGTACCCCTGAATGATGTGATCCAGCATCTTCGGTGACAGATTTGTAGCCCCACCGATTTCACGCATTAACAGGCTGGTCTGGTCGTTATATCTGGCCCCCGCAATCAGGTTACTGTCCGCCATGTTCTCGATCGGCCCACCTTTGAAGAAGTCATAATTAACATACGCTTCAGCGATCGGCATTGCTACCTGTGGGATTGGGTTAAAGGCCATTGTCTCCATGAAGTTGTGGGCCACCAGCTTGCCAAATTTGCCTGGGCTGTCCTGCCCACCCAAAGTTCGAATAAACCGCTCCGGCAACGTACCGAACATCAGTCCAATTTCGAACGGCTTCGGCAAACGGATGTGAATACCGCCGGGCAACCAGGCATGCCAATAGGTGTCTTTATCCCAGTCTGGCAATTCCTCATAACGTTTGTCGTCCCAGTTAAGTGCCAGTAGTGCCAGAGAAGCAGCGGTGATCATGCCGCCACGTTTAAGAACTGACTTCGGATCCTCTTTAATCGCCCTGCCCAGCTTACTCAGCCCCTGCATGCGCGCGTTAAAGAACGGCAGCATGTCACTAAGATTAATCATGATCTTGCTGGCTCCCATCATGCTGAAGTCCATCAGATCACGCGATTCAAATGCCGCCTGCGCCTTACCCTTACCCGCTTTAATTGCAGCCTCATAAGTGGCCAGTCGGTTGGCATTCTCCGCCGATTCGCTAAGGTGGCGATACTTCTCCAGCCCTGTTCCCAGCTTGTCCATCACCTCTTTGCCGTTTCGCACAATGGACAACTCGAACTCTTTGATCTGACTGTCGGTATACCCTTTACGACGCAAGACGCCACGGATTGAGCGCGCAGTCGAAGCTGGGTCATAAACGTTGGAATATCCACCGCCAAACGTGGCGCCGGCAAACATCATATCGATCAGGCTGTCATCGGTTTTAAGCGCCTTTTTGAACCCCTTCAGGGAGTCTATACCGGCCTTAAACCCGTCTTTATTGATAGCCCACGAATGGAGGGAGTCACGCAGGAAATTTCGGATGATGAAGTCCGGCATGCTGGTTGTGCCAATCGTCAGCACCTTCTTCGCCTGTCGTGCCGCCTTCATAAATGCAGAGTTGCTGCGTTCAAGGTCGATCATGGTGAATGCACGATAAAGCTCAGGGTCGTTGATCTGCACCAGCTGCTCTTTGCCATCGGTAAAGACCTTCACGACATCCTTGCCGATCCGTTCGAAGTCCATTTTATTCGGTGACTCGATAACCTCCAGCATGTTGGTGTCAACCAGGTTAATCACAGCACGCCGCATAGCCTCATTCTTCATCGATGCATCCACTGACTTGGCTACATAGTTGAACAGGTTCTCAATCGGATCTTTGATCGTCAGCTCACTACCCTTCAGCTTACGGACGGTGCTACTTTGGTTGGCGATGCCCCGGGTACTCCAGGGACCTTTCACCTCACCATTTTCCGCCTCGCGATAATACGGCAGATACCAAGCGCTTTCCCAATTGGCGCGACTTTCCGGATCAATTAACCCCATGTCCTGCTGCAGATCCAGAATCGACTTGATGAAGGCATCATATTTCTTCTTCTGAGCCTCAAATAGCGCCTCATGCCCCTTGTTCAAGCCCTTCATGTACGCGATTTCTTCTGCCGTGAAGTTGTTTTCCTTACCCTCCGCCATCAAGCGCTCAGAACGGTGGCCGGCGATCCACTTGAGGAAGTTTTCGCGATGATTACCCAGTGCGTCGAGAATCCCCATCAGCGCATCTTCTTTTCCGGTACCTGCCTGCCGTTCAACAACCCCTTCTGCTTTGTTGTATTTTGGCAGGCCATGCTCCAGCGTTGCCGCAGTAACTGAGCCAGCGCCTGCTGCCATGCGCGCGCCAATATAAGCGGATGATCGGGCATCTGATTTACCAGCCGCGTCTTCCGCGTACTTAAGCGGCGCCATGCCATCGAAGGTTTTGGTGTTGAGCTTCCGGCCCACATCCTGCAGCCAGGCTTTCAGCTCGCTCTTATCCTTCGATCGGACCATTCCATAGAAGTCTTTCGCCTTATCCAGTTTCCCTTTTTCGACGTTGAACCCCATTTTCTGGTTGGTAATTTCATCCATCGTGGCACCACCGCTGCGGGAGTAGAGCGCCGTGTTCTTGCGGATGTCCTCTGGAAAGAGTATATTTTTATCAGAGCCGTTAAGGGTGTTCGCCTCGGGCAATTGGAGCCCGACTGCATGAAGCCACTTAGCGGCTTTTTCATTGTTCAGATACAGCAAGTTGTTATCCAGCTGACGCTGCAGAGCAGTGTTATTCTCCTTCCCGTATACGCTGGCAATCTTATTGATCTCGGCAAAACCAGCGCCCTTCCCATTAAGGTGAATCGCCGCAATAACAGGACTGCCGTAAGCATCTTTCGCTTCAACTAAGGCCACCAGAGCATCCCCCTCGGTCGCAGAGCGCATTACCGCAACAGGATCGGCGATCAATTCGGGCAACCGCTGCATATCCTCCAACCTAACCTGGTGCGCGCGAACCATCGGATCTGTTGCCTTATGCACGACCGATGCAGGCATCACCATTTCAAGATTACGCGCCCCAAGAGCCTGATAAACCGCTGGGGTATCCCCCAATCGCACCATGCCGCGCGGCGCATTATCCATTCCAGCAATGTCTTCAACTTCAGCAGCAAACTTCTTCGCATCGTAGCTGTCTGGTTTGAACGGATCCTTGCGACTCGATGCCGAGTACAACGCATCAGTTCGACTAAATGTGTTGTTGAACTCCCTGCTCCCTGGCTGCTCCCCTTCATACATGGCAGTACGCTTGAACCGGCCGGCAATGGAACGCAAGATATTGCGGATCTCTGCATGTGAGATATCACCCGGATTGAAAAATCCTAGCTTGCGGAGGGCATTGGTGATCGCGATGATGACGCGATCCCAAGCAGCTCCGAACCCTGTCAGTTCCGAGCGTTCGGCCATATGGGCCAGGAACTCGTTGGCCTGTACTTCAGCTGACTCGTTGCCGTAGGACTTTTTCACCTGCTTCCAGACGTCTTGGATCTCCCCATTCGAACTGTCGCGCGTTTGGTGTAACACTCTCAGAATGCGGTCATACTCCACATCACCGATCACTGATGCCAAGCCGTGGTGCGCCAAAACCTCGTGGCGCAGCTTGGCACGAAGCTGCTTTCCGTTCGCAATGTTATCGGCAACCACAATCACGCGGCTAAGCTCCGGCTGATAAATGGCGTGCACGGTACCGAACTCCTTAGGAATGCCATTCGGCATCATCGTAGCGGCGTCGGCCTGGGTTTGAACCACCTGAACTTTGATTTTTGCTGCGCCATTGTAGCGGCGGACCCATTGGTCAGCGATGTGCTGCGCCTGTCGGTCCCCCATTCCCTTTTCGGGCTTCGCCCCAGACACATCAAAGTTGCCTTCAGAAAGGACATTGCCACCGCCAATGTCGAGGCCATCTTTCGAGTAGAAGGCCACACCGCGATCTGTAGGCTTGGTTTTCAGCGTTTTGAAGAGGGTGTCAAAGGCATCACGAACGCCATTATTCAGCTCTGTCTCCGTCGGATATGCATACGTTGATGGATTGCCGTGCTCATCGGCTTTCTTAAGGTTGACCAGATAGTCGTTCCGGATACCTTTGGCTTCTGCGCGATCGAGGATATAACGCTCATACGAACGGGCAGCCATTTCAAGGTTGGTAGCCCAATATGGCTTACTGCGCAGCTCGTCCAGCTTCTGCGCACGCGCAACCATACCGCTGTCGCCGACGGCTTTCATCACCCCTTTCCAGGCATCCCAGACTTCTTGACGCACAGGGAAATCAGCCGGCACCATCTTGCCGTCTTTAAACTTCATGGTCTGCCGGCGGCGAACTGTCGCATAATTATCACCTCGCCCACCACCGACATCCGCCTGGCCGAAATAGTTGTCCAGAGCGTGGAACCACTCATGAGCCAGGGATCCGGCGCCATTGTTCTTGTTCAGGTTAATCACAACCTCCCCCGGCTCATAATGCGCCTTGGCCGCATTCGAGCCGCCACGCCCGCGAGCACCGAATGCAAGGCCCAACTCACCATTCAGCGAAAGGGCCTTTGGTGGCACGCCGATGATCTCGGCCATGTCCTGCAGGCTGTCAAAGGCATCATTCAGTTCTGCCTGGCGCCGCCCCGACTCAACGTAATTGCCGAACTGAACGCCACGGAAGCCAAACTCTTTATCAAATTGCTCAGTGGTAACGTCCGATGAACGGCGCGCAACCCCATTACGCGGAGCATTCGTATCCCGACGTTGCTCAGTACGCGCCTGCTCTCGTTGCTGGGCCACCAAACCTTCCAGTTCATCGCGGTGTTCATTGATAAAATCGCGGGCCTTACGAGCATCCTTGAACCCTTCCTTTACTCTGGCGATGCCACTGGCACCTTTGTAACCGATGAAAACATCACGCTTCTTCCGATCGAGGAAAATGCCAAAATTGGTTTGCTTCGGCACCGACGAGCTGCCGCTTTCCTGCTCAACGTAGGCTCGCGCCTTACCCATAAATTTGTCTTTGTCAGCATCGGACACACCACTAACAGTCTTACCTTTCGCAGTCTCCAGTTCGTAGATCAGCTTCCCCGGAGCTGGGTACTGCTTGCCGGCGTACATTGAATATTTCGACTGACGGATACGATATTTCGAGGCTGTAGCCATTTGCTCGGGAGGGAGGGAAGAGATGAAGTCGTGCGTGTCCAACATCCCCCGCAAATTACTGCTGGCGCGCATTTGCTCACGGACATCAGAAACGCTGACCCGCCCTTCGAGCAGATCCGCAGAGAGGCCTTTCATCACCTGCGCAGATTCGACCCAGCGCTGTAGTAAACGCTTCGGTTTGGTCGGCGGGATCTGCGCGCGCAAGATAGAGATCATCGCCAGCTTATCGTGGCTGATCCCACCAGCAGACATCTTGTTGTAATCAGGTTGCGGGAACAGCTTGGACAGAGGTTCAGTTCGATACTGTTCGTCCGTGGCCTCGCGCTCCATTGCTTCCGAGAATTTCCCCCACTTGTGCTTAGCAGCCCCTTTGATTTCCTGCCCGAAGTCGTTGATCTCGTCCTGGTGGCGAGTGGCCCCGTGAGCATCATCTTCCCGGCCAAATTCAGCGCCACCGCGCCAGTGTGGTTTTTTGGCGCGCAGCTCGTTAAGCATTGGGCGATACGTAGCACCATGCATACGTCGCTCATCTGGTGTTCCATGCGCGGCCCTGAAAATATCCATGACATGGCCGCCTGCTCGATCATCAGCCAGCAATCTCTGTATCAGCTCAGCAGACTCATCTTTAGTGAGGCCGCTTTCTGTAGCCTGTGGCTCTACGACCGGCGCTTTCTCTACCGGCATGCGTATCGCATACCCTCCCTCAACCGCTTCAAACTTGGCTCCTGGGGTTTTCCCTGAACGGGATGCCTGCGCCATTCGTAATGTAGCGAATGGTTTATCACCAAAGAACCGGAGTTCACCGACTGACTCACCCTTGGCGTAAGCCTCAGTCTGCGCATCAATGGGAACACCACCAGCGCGCTGTCGATTGTCCGGCAATCCCTGAGGCTGACTATTGGCACCGATGCCCTCGGAGTATTCACGCAGGTTACGCTGGTCGCGCGTTTCACCCCGGGTGAATGCTGGCGTTGCTCCGGCCTGCACCTCGTCAGTATTGGGTACTGGCCCATCAGCGAAAATGATGTTCTTGTCGGTGATCGCATTGCCAGGAATCGTCTCGCCGTCATAGGTCTGCGATGCGCGGCCAACTTCGTTTACCCGTGGATCCACCTCGCGTGGAATGTACTGCTGGCCACGAACTTGCTCCCCCGCGCGGAACTGTGGCCCAGTGCCAACCTGTGCTTCGTCAGCATTCACATTTGCCACTTCACCAGGCATGGCGATGACGGATGTTTTACCCGGGGCTGGCAGTCGCGGCATCAATGCCTCGCGAACTTGGTCCGCGCGATCTTGAGCTGCGAGCTCATCCGGGGAATATCCCTGATCGCCCGACTCCATTTGCTGCTGGATTAATTCGTCCGCCGTCGGCGATGGCTGTTGTTCCGCCAGCGCACGCTGCACATCGTTATCCTCGGCGAAGCCTTGGATTCGCGGGTCTTGGCGCAGGTATGCGGGAATGTCTCTGAACTCATCAGCACGCGTTGACGCGGCGCCGGCAACCTCTTCAGAGGCAAACTGACCAGGTGCTGCCGGTGCCGGTTGTTCTGGCATTACATCTGGATTATTGCCGCTGACCGGCTGCTGCTCCCCGGTGGCATTTTCAGCATTAGCTGGTTGATTTTGTTTCTCAGCCCCCTGCTGTTCATGTGCTGACCGGCTGCCACGAAAACCGCCAATAGCGCCCGCACCAGCACCGATCCCTGCCCCCAGTGCCGCGCCTTCAAATCCCGATGATAAAACATCCTTCATTGGATCAATTCGCTGCCCAGCAGTATTCGATAACTCTTGGTTTTGCAAATAACGCTGGCTGGCCCCTTGTGCAAACTCGGTCCCACCTTCCGCAGATGCTCCAAGTAGCGCCCCTGAACCTATAGTCTTCGCGGCTGCCTTGCCAGTAATCAACTTCATCAATGTATGGTCACCGAATGTCGATGCCGCCAGATTAACTGCCAACATTCTCGGATCTGTTACCATAGTTGCACTCATCTGATTGGCTACAGACTCTCTTGCCAGAGTTAATTTTTGAGTGTCACTTAACTTGTTATTTTCTGGATTCAAATCAATACGGTTGAATTCATCCTGGAATGTTTTGCTGCCAATCAGATCATTGAATGGGATTTGGTTAACTTGCTGACGCAAGTTAACACCACCTCCACCTTGAGCGGTTGCGGCGGAGGTTCCTATGAAGATATTCCGTTGTGCCCGTTCAGCCGCCTGCTGAGCGGCAGCTTGCGCTATGGATCGCGCCTGTTCCTCTGGAAGCTTTCTACTAAGGCTTTTAAATGCCATATCTTCGGCAACTTTAGCCGCAGATGCTGCACCTAGTTTCGCTACGCCGCCGGTAGCAAAAAGCTCCGCAAGAGTCGGTACCGCTTTTGACAACCAGACATCAGAGTTGAAAGCCCCCTCTCCAAGTGCAATACCGCCTTTACCGTCATCTTTTATAATAGGGGTCTGGGTAGCTGCTTTAGCCCCATCACTATAATTTTCATTGACTTTATCAGCGATTTTTCCTGCGATACCTCCGATTGATTTAAATGCTTGCGCAGTACCGCGTGATTGCAGAATCGCGTTACGCGATACTGGATCCATATCAGCAAGATCGTCATTTTGAATCAACTGTTCAGTGCTGTTTAACGATGCAGTGCCGAACTCACCAATATTGTGGATTATCGAAGGGATCGCAGAGGCCACCCCAACTGCTGCATCCTTAAGCGTGTAATCTGTCTCAGGGCTCACTGATTTTCGGCCGGCGGCCTCCCGCGCTTTACGCACCTGCTCCCAGTTGAAGCCAGTACTACCAGTCTCACCTGGCTGACGGATGTTCAGCGATTCACGGTTGTTGTTTAATGCTTGCTCTTCAGGTCGCTGTTGTTGCGGATCGTAGGCCATTTTGGGCTCCAGATTTTAGGCATAAAAAAAGCCCCGCTGGTTAGAGCGAGGCTTGGCATCATTGGGTAATTTAGCGCAAAAGATGCCGTCTGTTAATTTTTAATTGATAATGTTATTTATTATTGATTATGATGAACTAATAACAAAAGCAATCAAGGTAGCATGCAAATGATATCAGATGAATTTATTGCAATTGGAGTGGGATGTGGTGATGCATTCTTTCTCCGAAGGAACGAAAATAAAATATTAGTTGATGGTGGAAAAAGTAAAGATAAATTCCCGAATCTATTATTCACTAATACTGGAGAGAAAGAGGTTGATATAATAATTTGTACGCATTGTGATGCGGATCATGTCAACGGTTTGTTAGGTTATTATAGATCTAAAAGGTCAAGTAAAGAACTATGGCTGCCAGGAAGTTGGAGCCATAGATTGGATGACTTAATCGAAGAATCGATCCCCTTCCTATTTGAATTATATAAAAACATTATAGATTACAGTTCAGAAATGGAAATTTCAGATACAACTACATTACAGGATATAGGGGATTATTACAGCAAGCATAGTTCAAACAATGATCATGATTTAGACAAAAAACCAGAAGCAAACAACAGAGATAAAAAAACAAAAAAAGAAAATGATACAGATATTTCAAGAAGGAAAGAACACCTAGACAAAATAAAGTCTGCAATCAATACCCTTTCCAACGCAAAAGAAGTTAATTCACGCATTCCATTCATCGTTCCTAAAAGAATGAAAAACAGAAAAGACATTGAAAGGATCTTTAAAGCAGCGATTGAGTCTGCAGCTAACATTTTAGAATTGGCAGCTCTAGCATACGAAGCAAATTCAAAAGTTCGATGGTTTGAATACTCAGAATACCAAGCTGAAGGCGGTGAAGATTACTTACACCCCGTTAATTCAGTAGAAATATTAGCATATCAAAAGGATATCACTGCCTTATGTTACTTATCGCTGACAAAAGCAAATGTAGAAAGTTTAGTTTTTTATTCCCCTGATGACAAATCAGATTGCGGCGTCTTATTTTCCGCAGATTCAAATTTCACATTTAAACAATCGCTAAGTTTCATACAACCAAACTCAATTATTACAGCCCCCCATCATGGATCCGAACACAATATAAATACATATATTCAGCTAGACAATCACATAGGGAATGATAATATATTTGTAAGAAGCGATTCAAAATCGAATAGCAGACCTTGCAAGGAATATGTCTCTTTATTGCAGAATAAACACTGCACTATATGCAATACCAATAGAAATAACAAAAAGACACCAATAAAATTCATTGTCGCGAATGGAAAATGGATGACTACCAATAAGCTTTGCTCATGCACTTAATGATAAATAATGGGGTACCCCCCATTATTTTAACGATACATCTCTGTTATTCAAACCTCTCAACAAGTGCCATCCTAGCAGAGCTGTAGTTTGTATCGTCTCTATTTTCGTATCCTCATCGCAGTGTGTCAGTAACTCCAGCAGCGCCGCCACGCTGGCTAAAATATCCTCATCGCCCAGTGTCATAGCACCTCCTGCATGTGACACGCATTGAATTAATTCAATTTTCTAATTTTACTGTACATACATACAGTATATTTTACCGGGATGTTTGTCAATTCGTCTGCGACAGCCTTCGGAACTCACGCAATTGTTGGGCGGTGTGGCTATCAGCCACTTGTCGCGATGCTGAGGCCAGTGGCTGATCCTTTGCAAAGGACTGAGCTACTGAACCACTCTGCTTAAGAGCTTTCCACTGCTGATAGAACTGAATATCTTGACCATTCTTAGGATCAGGGGGAGCTCCGTTTTCTTTTTGATATTCGTTCGCAAAATCCTCAAAGGAATCGGCAGTCTTGCCAGGCTGCCCGTAATTTTCCAGCACCTGATTCTGTAACAGATCATACTGAGCATTGATCCCAGCTATTGCATCCTTATCCATCGCTTCAGACAGTGCTCTAGCACGCGCCTTGCCCACATCCAGCAAATCCCTACGGAGTCCTTTCGCCTCTTCACGGGTGGCTGTTTTATCCGGTGGGTTGACCATGTTATTGAGGAATGCCGCTCGGTCAGGCTGGTTAATCTGACCAACCATCTGACCGTAGCCGCGGATCTCGTCCATGAATCGAGCTACTGGCATATGGGCAATTTGGTTGTCGCGTTCGTCAGCAGAGCCTAGTTCAGTCATCGGTTTCTCAGCGGTGGTGCCATCGTCATATTTGACCTTCAGACCAGGAATGATGAATTTACCATCCTCACTTACGCCAATATGTCCCAGCTCCTTACTGACAATCTTCTTGCCAGTCTGTGGGTCAACCTCACCAATACCGCGCTGAATATGAGGCGACAACACCGTATTCATCAGCTTGATGACCTTCGGATCGTTGTAGTTCATCTCGCCGGCGAGTACCTTCGGCATAACGCGGTTCACTTCCATCACGTTGTTGATGGCATCCTGTCCAAAGAAGCGCCCCGGATTCAGCGGGTTGTCCGTAGAGATCTGCGAGTAGAGTTGCGGGTCAAATTTGCCGGTTTCCTCCAGCTGTTTGTAAAGCGTCTGCACCACCGGCATTTCATTCTGCAGGCGCTGGTTGCGTTGCTCCTGCATCAGACGGTAGTTGTACTCTTTCTGCCGCATGCCGAGCTCCTGCGCACGAAGCCCCAACCCTGCGCGACTGATACCGACTTGCTGCTGATCGAGAGCATGGCGTAGACCCCATTGCTTATCACCCACCTGATCGCGCTCTTGCTTGTACTTAAATTCTCGCTGGTCACGCTCTTTGCCATAATTGAAGTCGGCTTCCCGTAAACTGTAATTGCGATCAGAGTCCTTTATTTGTTGCTGAAGGGCAGCATCACGCTGCTGCATTTCTTTATTACGAGAGATAGCCGCATCAGCAGTATTGAAGCCAGCCAGGAAGCCATCAGCTAAACCTTGAACACCCATATCCACCCCTTAGAAAAGTTGGCTTGCCAGCAGGCCGACCGCAGCGCCAATCCCCATCCCGATGGGACCGCCCCAAGAGCCAGCTGTCGCGCCCGTCGTTGCCGCAGTACCTGCGCCGGCGGCAACACCCGTTGCTGTTCCTGCTGCAGCGGTACCGGCGGCGGCTGTTCCGGCTGCCGCGCCTGCGGCTCCCGCAGCGCCAGCGCCAGCCGCTGAACCTGCGGCAGTACCCGCACCACCGCCAAGCAATGAGCTACCGGATCCCATCGCCAGTCCCATGCCAGCGCCAGTTCCCGTCATCTGCATCTTCATTTGCTGCTCAGCATCCTTCAGCTGCTGGTTAGCCACCTCACGATAGGTTTCACGTGAGGACGCTTCACCAAAGCCCTGAAGTGCCTGCTGCCGTGTCTGGTTCGCGATATCAATCAGCCCATACCCCATTAGCTACCTCCTCCACCGCCGATATTCATTTGCTGGCGAAGGCTGGCGCTGCCCCCCGTCAGGATATTCATTTGCCGATCCGCTTCACCTTCGCGGATCCCGTTTTTGGCGCCGGCCGTTGCCAACGCCGAACGCAATCCCAGGCTGTTGTCTCCGGCCGTTTGGGTTTGAGCCACGCCGTAACGCGCCATTTGGTTCTGCTGGCCTACCTGAGCAGTCCTCAATGTCTGCTGAGTATTCGCATCAGCGCGCGCCAGTTGGTCATTCATCAGTTGCCCGCTGGTTGCCAGCCCCATCAATTCTTTCTGTTTAGGGTAAAAACGGTTTTGCCAATCCGCATATTGCTCCCGTATCAATCGAGCATACGTATCCGCAGCCTGTCCCATATAAGGCTCCCATTATTTGAAGGTTGTTTTGCCGAAAGGCGTGTTTGACACACCGAATTGACCACCGCTGCTACTGCCGCCGCCAAACACGCCGTTGGATCCTGAACCGACTGAAGGTGCCGCATCTCTCAGACCGTAGGTACGAACAGCAGCACCTCCTAGCGCACCAGCCAGCCCTGCCGTTGCCTGCCGATTGCCCATTGAACGCTGAGCATCCGATTGAGCTTTCTGCATGCTGCTGTTGGCTATGCTGTTGAAACCGGCCATGGCATCAGCCTTTTGCCCCGCGCCCATTGCAACCACATCCTGCAAACCGGCAACGTATTTATCTGCCTGGGTACTCTGCGCGCGGTTGGTTGTATCGATCTGGCCGACAACCTGGTCAGAAGTAATATTATCGAGCGTGCCCTGAAATTTACCGCTGCTCGGATCCACGCCACCGGCCGCCAACTGTGTTGCCGTATCCTGCCGCGCCTTGCCAAACTCTGACTGATAGCCAAGGTTGGTAGCATTGGCAATATCGGAATATTTTTGTTCGTTGTTCAGCGCATCCACTTTATCCATGAACAGGTTTTCATAGGGCCGAAGTTCGTTTTGATAGAGATCCCATTGCTGCGCCGCCACTTGCGCAGCCGCCTTTTCGTTCTCTGTTTCTTTAATTTCGTTACTGCCGCCTTTACCCATACAACCCTCACACCGGGATCCGGAATTTCATTAACCCATCTTCATCAGGAAGCCGCACAAAACCGAGCCGCCTTGCCACCCTGATGAACCCTTTTCTGTCTGTATAAAACTCAGCCCACCTGCCGCCGATCATTCGTGTCAACTCTTGAACGCGCGGCGTATATCGCAGTAAGCCATCGGTCGCCGTGCTCACGCCAAGCCACACCACCACATATGGCACGCCGTCTTTCATGCGCGGACGCAAGACAATCCGCGCATCATCAGCACCAAAGCAAAACGCCTGCTTTTTACGGCAGGCGTCTTGGATATCGGTTAACAGATTTTTGTCGGCGCTGCACCTGGCAAGGGCCAGCACTTTTTCTTCAAGTGCTGTCATTGTGGGCCGCTCGTGGCTATCTGGCGCCCTGATTTATAGACGCCAATTACCGGTTTTGCCCTCACCTCAGGGGAACCTGTTCCAGCGCCACCGCTGATGACTGGCGTAAAAATTACAACTGACCCAGTGCGGTTTTCTCGAATATTCAAAATTAACTGTTGATATTTATCACGGCCTACAGCGGGTAGATTAATACCTTGAAGTTGGTAGTTTAGATTGCCATTTTCACCATTGTTCCCGGTATCTTTATAGGCGATCTGAATATCGTCTTTTCCGGGGCTACGCATAATCAGGGTGAGGTATTGCCTATCAGAACTGCCTGCCTCGATGGTCACGTTCGTATCCATCACGCGATCAAAATCCTCACCAGCGATGTTCCAGATAACATGATCGCCGGCTTGGCTAGCCCAAGTGAATCCATACTGGCCTGGTTGATTCAATGGCGGCATGAAAATTCCCCCAGACTGAGTGTTATACACATCGCCAACGAGCTTATTGGCGTAGATAGTGCCGCGGACATCACAGTCTTCCAGTATCTGGCAGTTCCTGAATGTGGCCCGCTCGGCGTACACGTCATAGAACCACCCGCCATTGGCCGTCATAAAGTTCATGCTGGCGTTGATGGCTGTCATATTGCCGTTCTCGTCCACCTTGAACCGGCCATTCTCAATTCGCGCAGAACGCAGCAACGGTGTGATCATCTCAATACCGGCAATAACACGGTCAGCAATCAGGTTTTGTGCGGCATCCGGATCCGTTTTCGCAAACGTGCCGGCGGTGTCATTGAACGGCCCCGGCACGCCGTTGGCGTTAACATGGCGGATCCAGTAATAGGCACCCGGCGTACCGGTGTTTTGCGGATCACTGAATACGCCTGCGGCTTCGGTTCCCACAATTACTGCATCAGCCAGGTTATCGGCGCTATTGCGGTAGATTTCCGTTAGCGAGTGGCCGCCGTACTTCGGCATATCCCACACCAACGCGATAAATGAAAATGCGCCATACGCCGTGAAGCCGGTAGGTTTTGTGGGGAACTGCGTCGGTTTGTTTGCACCCGGCCCACCCCAATCGGGCGGCGGCGTCCATCCGGGGATCAAAGATACTCCACCGTTACCTGCTTTCTTGGTCGAGAAGCCGAGTCGCGCCAAATCACGCACTGTCACCGCACGATCAAGGCCATCCCCGCGCTGTCCGGTCAATGTCTGAATGTTCTCTGCAACCGTCGGCAGATCTGTACCTGAACGGAATTTTCCTTTGTTACTCACGCGGGCATCTCCATCATTGAGGTGGATAGCGTGATCCGGTCAACCTGTCCCCGCCCCCACGTTTCGATCATCCACTTTCGACCAGATATAGGCGGCAACTTAAGCATGTTTTCCCGCATTGTACCCGGCGGCAAAGTAATCACCAGCGCGCCATCGACAATGATGTTGATACCGACGAAGAACAACTGATCGCTCATGACGCGCAAACAAGAAAAAGAGGTGTCGTAAGGTGCCAGAAACATTTTCGAGCGCCAGCGCATGCTAACTGACACATCACCACCCTGCAGAGTATAAAGCTGGGTACCTTTCACGATGTAAAGCGTGTCGCTCTTCTCATCGTTAAAGCCGGCATCGAACGAGGCTGTTATGTGCCGGATATCCATCATTTGGGGATTGAAGATAAAACCCGCAGTGCCGTCGGCCGTGTCGTATAGCGCCAGATATTCGTTCTCAATCCGCCAGGCGCGAATCGATGAAGGGTTAAACATCTTCCGCCACTGCTTTTGTTCAATGATTTTCTCAGTGGCCACCAGCGCATTACCTGATGCGTCCACAGTGACAATACCGTTCGGTGAAGCGTAAATAGCAAACCCGTCCATAGCCACCATTGATCGTCGTGAGACGCAGGCAAGTGTGATGCTCGGCTCTGTGCTACTGATGTTTGATGGCGTGATGCCACTGAACAAATACGGATCGCCTTCAGTACCGACTACCAGCGAAGTACCGACTGGTGCGATGGCGACAATCTTGTTCATGGTGGTCTGCCGGTTAGTTGGCTTCCAGGCATACGGCAGATAGGCTTCAGAGAACATTACCTCGTTGCCTTTAAACCCGGCGCAGATGCCGTTTTTCATTGCACACAAACCGATCATACCTTCCGGCGGCATCATGTAGTCGTAGGTTTCAAGCGCCGCGCTTAGCTCAGCACCAGACAATGAATCGTCATAGGAACCGATGGCAATCTCCAACTCAGCCACCAACAGAAAATCAGCCGTGCTGTCGCTGGTTGCAGAACGATAAATGCGACGCCGCGTGATGTTGCTGTTTTGGGTGCCCGGCGGTTGTAGCTGTAAAGCAACCGAACTACCCGGGTAAACAATAGTGACCTCTGCTGACGCTGGCCCCGGCGGCCCCTCTTCACCGTATTCAGTCACATAGGTTTCAACATAGAACCGACTTTCGTCATCCGTCGGATCATCTTCGCCCGGGTCTGCCGGCGGCGTGACGCCCCCAATCACAATCGCATGTTCTGGCGCAGGAATGCCCAAACGGAAATGCGCCGACGGATAGTTGCCTTGTCCCTGTGTCGCAATACGGTTACTGGTCACCTTCGGATATGTACCGTCGGTAAAGTACACCCGGTCATAATCATCATTGGCGACCGGACTGCGGATCGCATCAACGATGCCATTCCAGGCAAACCAAATGTCATCGTGATAGTTGAAGATAGTGCCAGGCGTAATGCTAAATACCTTAGCTTGCTTGGCATCAACGTTATTCGGAGTGATCACGCCATGGCGAAAGTGGCAGTTATTGGCGATCGTCGCAGAGGATTGTGGCAACAGGTGTGCGACCATGCGCGGCATCTCGCCGCCCATAGTTGTGATGTCAATATCAGGCATATGGGGTCACAGATTGATGGAATAAAAAAACCGACCCTGCTGTTAAGCATAGGTCGGCATCTTTGGGGAATTTAGCGCATTTCACTGCTCGATACAAATCACATGCCCAAGCGCGAGGCCTGAACAGCATCCGCCTCTTCTGCAGTGTGCAGGAAGATAATGTCCTTCATTGTGCCGAAGCACGCCCCCACGGTTCCACCCGCCATCGCGGCACCGACAATAATCGGCGCAGTAAAGCTGACAAGGTCGGCTAATTTGCCAGTAACGGCTTGCCCCTCCTTCTCTAACCTTCCGCGTGTATATCCAGATATGACACCTTGATCGACACGGAACAGGGCGGCAGAGGGAACATAATCAGCATAAGTGATGGTCGCCGCATTCACTGCTCCACCAGCAGCGGAGCCAGTCCATGCACTGTCGCGCGATCCATAACGCCATGATTCGGTAGTCGCTTGCCCGTTGGTAATCATTGTACGCAGATAAGCCAAGGGTAAATTTGATAAGCTGATACCTACCGTCAGGCCAAGGTTATCCGCGTTATAGGAATCGCTGAGACGTCCAGCAATCATGTATGTGCGGCCCTTTTGGATCCGTAAGTTCTCCCGGCTCTTCAGGTACCATCCACCAGCGGACGTGACGCGAACCGAGACGGATTGTGTCGCAGCATCATATTTAATCGTATCGCCAGCACCTTGCTGTACGGCAATTAAATCGGCAGCCTGACTGATTAAGCTGTAAACAGTTTGCACATCCCCTTTGGCATCAACCTTCAGGCCGTAAGCAGGCACGGAACATGTCACCGCATGCTCGTACATACCACTACCCATCAAGAAATCGAAACGCCCAAGGCACCCGGCTTCATCAGGAATGTAACCGCCATCGGCAATAACACGCGCTTTATAAGCGTTAAACAGAACCTTCGGCTCCAGTATTGAATTAGTCATGTCCAATGCGGGACGAAACCCGTTATAAGCTTTCCCAGTATTAGTAGCTAACATCAAAAGGCTCCTGTAAGCGGCAGGCGATCGAGGCTCGCCCAGTTGTAAATGGGATAAACGACATTGTTGATAGTTTCGGTTACAGGGGAAGAATCACGAACACAAACAAGTGGATAAACGCTGCCATTTGAATGTGGTGCTGTATTGGTGAAACCGATTAGCAAGTAGTCATCCGCCGCCGGCGCTTTATCGAAAGTGATCCGGAGTTTGTTTTGCTCGACAATTTCAACAGCGATCACTTCCGCCGATTTGTTTTCGAGAGAAAAACCTTTACCTGGGCAATCGGCGATGCTAGTTGTATCAATCACAACAGGTGGATACGGTAAGTCATAGACTAAATCCAGAATTACCCCATCGAGCGAAATTGACCGCACACGCGTATCAGTCCACGTTCCCTTTTTGACCGGATCGTACAACTGCCAGTAGGTTGCCTGTGCGGCATAAACGCCTTGCAGGACTTTACCGACAGCATTCAAATGACTCAACGTCCCGTCACTGTGTTTCCAATTAAGCGGATATTTGGGCCCATACATAATTGCTGACGCGGGATTCTTGCGAACATATGTCAGCTGATCTGTGGCGGCTATTGAGTATGGTTGCACAATGACAGGGGGGCCGACCGGATTACCTTGCTCATCAACTGGTTGTGATTTGCTGTTAATTCGGCTGCCGACCTGACCGATTACAACTGTAAAGTTTTCCTCCTGGGCAGTGATGCCCTTAAAGTCAATTTGCAGGCCCGCAAAATAATGGTCCATCTTTGCGAGATAATCACCCGGGTTGGGATTATCACCATTGTCGTTATCGGTTTCACCATGTTCTAAAGTCAGAAATTTGAAAACGTAGGGCTTGCCCACGCCATCGGCTACCGCTTTCGCAAATCGTACAAAATCAATACCGTTTTGATATGGTATGGTGCCCTTACTAATTTGGGCGAATGAACGGCCGCCTGCTGCAAACGGAGCGTGAATAAACACCTGGTTGCCGGGATTGGCATCGAGCAGTTTGTTATACATCGGCAGGACGTTGCCCTGCCGATATGCTGGATACCACATATCATTGAGGTTGGTGAGATCGGTTTCGCTGACCGGATTCATTCCTCCTCCTTCTGGGCGACCGTTGGCCCCCGCCAGAATGCGCCCGCGATACAGTGGGTTTCGGTTTACGATGTTCGCACCGTTACCGTCAAAAGGGGTATTAAGCGATTGACCGGTAGAACCACCACCATGGATTTCTGCTGCGTCGATAGGCATTTCGCGAATTGAGGGGATATACATAACTCCATCACCCGCGCTAGCTTCGCCACCTGGCTTATAACTCAACACCATCGCTTTATCAGTTAGCTTCTGCGCTGTGCGTACCGGGCGCTCTGACCAGACAACCTGATCCCCCCACCACGCTGCAGGTACGCCATTTAAGGGCGCCACCTTTGCTAACGATTCGCCGAGGTTATCTTGCAGTGCACCTTTCACTCCGGGGATGTGCACCCCTCCGTCATCATCAATCGCAAAGATCGCCGTCTTCATGTCAGAGGTGAAAATGACAAACTGAAAACCTACGACACGGCGCGAGAACGTGGTTGAACAAATCACATCCAGCCGATCCTGTAGGATGTCATCCATGCCTACCAAGCGAATATCGCCGTTGTCATTTATGGTCAACAAACCATCGCGGCCGTTCTTAGCCACAATGGCGTACTGCAGGCCTTGATAACGGTTCGCCAGTGACTTGGGAACGATGTATTCCAAATACTCCTGTACCGCAGCCGGCAATCCTGCAAGCCACAGGCCAAAATCATTATCTAGCGCGAGTGCCGTTTCTGACGGGCCGCCAGCCCCCTCGACAGACCAATGGTATTGGCTCGACGTGTACTGGCGCATGTATGACGTAAGGCGTTGCATTTGGATCATCGCCAGTTTCATATCAAACAGTGACTGCTCTAACGTCTGGATCGCAGCCCCATTTGGCACCCATTGTCCGGTGGGGATCGCTACTCCGCTTTGATTCTGGTATTCCAACGACCAATAACTGTTGTCCCCCACACGAATTGAGAAGAGCTCACCGTTGGCAATAAATCCCGTAGCGATCGCGCTGTTGGCAAGCTCGTCCGACGCAAATTCTTTGACTGTTTGTTTCAGCTCCACTGCAGACTGACCTGCTGCGTCAGCATTCGCTTTCGACCTGGCCTCTGAATCATTTACTTCTTTTTGGATCTGCTGGAAATAGGGAACATATTCTGGCGAAATCTCCGCCTCCATGATGTTCTGCTTCAGCAGTTGGTTGAGCGAACTGGGTACTGTGGTGTTGGTGATAGTAATGGCGCCGTAATAAAAGTTGGCGCCCTCTTTCGAAACGCTGACAGCGTAATTGCCAGGCTCAAGCAGGAATGAATACGCTGCACTGTCGTCCGTTGGCTGGCGTGTTGAGAAGCCACTCAGAACCACAAAGCTTGTTGATACCGACGTGAGCACAATGTCGGCTTTCGGGATCGGCTTACCTGCCGGGTCAACTAATGTGCCGGATACCAGTAGGCTCATACTTGAGTGCTCCCGTTATATTGCTCGCGTTTTTTGTTGCCTACGGCCATTTCGGCTTGTGTTTTAACCCCGAGCTGATCGTTAAATGCCTGGTAATGCTGTTGGGCTAACTGCGAATTGGCACCGTTTTGTGAGTCCTTGCTGTAACAGCGGTACAAAATCCATTCGATGATCGGGTTGGTGTAAAGCTCATCCAGAGACACCAGCGCTTCGTCCAGTGCTGCCAGCGTGATTGAAACGGGAATACGAGAAACCACGGCGTCGAGCTGCACGCCTGCCGCAGTGCCGGGGAATACATAGTAAGTTCGGGGCGTTTGTTCGTCGTAGCAGTACCCCTCTATTGTTCCCGTGCTGAAATGCCAATCAGGGAATTGCGTATCCAGAGCCTCGCGAGGTACCGGACGGATCACACGGCCACCCGCCACCCGAGTAATATCTAATAGTCGATTAGCTCCCACAGGCAATTGCTGTTTAGTACCTTCTACACACGTCAGGAGCTCGGAGCTTTCTCCTGCATCCGGACGAACAATAATCACGGCGCGGATCGCGTCGTTGTAATAATCAAGGAGCTCCGCCTTGGGCCAGCGCAACCATGCGACATCCACGAGCTGCGTGTTAACGCGCCCGATAATCTCGGCAACCTTTTGCATTAGTAGAACTCGTGCTTACGGATGGGGTTATAAAAAGTGGTGATCGGTGAATTTTCCAGAGCGTCACGGAATGCGCGGCGATAGCCCTCGATAAACTGGGCATTAAAGTAGCCCGCCCGGTTCGGATCCGACCACGGTTTACCTGGCATCATGTACAGGTCATTCAGTGCGCCGGCGGTAATAACATCCATGTAGTCGTCGGCGAGGACATCAGGCACCTCAGTTACACTGCGGCGCGGCTCAATAGCGAACAGGACAGCAACCTTTTCGAACGGACGAACAAAAGTGATGTGGTTTGCGGAAATGACATTGAAATCAATTCCCGCCACGAGGACAGTGCCTGTCTCATCAAGTCGTCTCAGTTGTTCGGAGAGATCGATAACACGCAGACGCTTAACGCATTTCACCAGTGGGCTGTCAATGAGCGCATACGTCGTTCCCGGCGCTGCGGCTGCCAATGTCAACTCCTCACGGCAGAACAGTGATTCACGGCAAAACGCGATAGCCGACTCAAGCACTGACTGCCGCATCATGATTTCCAGCGGCCCGTTGATGTGACACCGGATCGCAGGCAGAAATACGTTAAGCGATGCCATTACTCGCTATCTCCGCCAGCCTGCTTAGCGTTAATTGCATCACGAATACGGATGCGGAAATCACCAACCTTCTCCTGCGGATCCTGTTTCAGTTCCAACTCTTCAGCCTCAATCAACGTGGCCAACTGCACGGCGGTGAGCTTGGCGAGATCGACCTCATCATTGCCAATTTTCACGACGAAACTGTTTTGTGCTGCCAATGCGGCTAAACGCGCCTGCTCCAGACGATCAGCCTCTGCCTGATTTTCTGCGGCGTTGGCCTTCGCTTGCATCACGCTTTCGAGGAAATCCGCTTTTACGAATACCGTCGGGTAATCAAGCAACCGATGTGCAATAGCTGATTCAACATCTACAGGGGTAAAGCGCGGGAACACCAGTCGGCTGCCAGTGATCGTGTCGCGCTTTTTGTCTTTTGGGCCAATATAGGCAACTGCAATTGTTTGGGTCATTGGAGTACTCCAATAAAAAAGGCTCGCACTTGGCGAGCCTCTTGGGGTTACGGGAATTGGCGGATCAGTAGCCGGTCGCTACATATTTAACATTAACCATCAGGCGACCGGCGGCATCACCGCCAGAAAGCGTTGCGGTAATCTTCTCGCCACTGGTGACTGTGCTGTACGGCACAATCGGTACCACTTTCGCTACTGCTGCAGCATGACTGCCAGCAGCTACCAGCGTGGTTGCGCCGGACTTAATCGCTACCGTGACGCCGGCACCCAAAGCTTCACTGACAATATCGAGTGAGTAGATGCGCATACCGATCGGCATTTCCAGTAGCTCTACAACATCACCAGCCTTTGCTGCCGACAAAATGATCTGACCTTCTGCAATAGACAGGTTGCCTTGCGGGCCCTGATAAACAGCGTCTCGCATAGATGGCGCGATAATCGTTGCCATAGTTTTCTTCTCCACAAAAAAGCAGGCCGAAGCCTGCTTGTTGAATTAACGGCCCAGCGTGATAGCTGAGTCCACCACCATGATGCCGTGGTCGTTAACGCGACCGTCTTTCTGCTGGAAACGGATTTTCTTCAGGCCGTTAATCCAGCTCACAGAGATTTCAGCGCCATTGCCATGGTCAACTTTTTCTTCGTGATAACCGAAGTGGCCACCGGCTTCACCGGTACCGTAGGCATTACCCAGCGCCTGACCGCCCAGCAACAGTGCGCGGTCAATGGTGGTACCGGCTGTTTTGTTGGAAACGCTGGCCACATTGTCGTTGTTTGATACAGCAACGGTCGAACCTGTGTTAAAGCGGATCGGCATACCGGAGTATTTACGGATCAGGATGTTGCGCCACATCGCGCATTCACCTTTAAACAGCGGATGATCGAAGCCTTTCGAACGGTTCACCGCTCGTACCATCATTGCCTGCCAGTCTTTGCCAGACGTTGAGGTATACCAGTCGTTCCACTGACGCGGGGTGACATAGAGAACAAAGTACGGGTCTTCATCCTTCAATTCGTCCTTGGACATTTTGACCGGTTGCAATGGGTGCGCCATTTCGTCCAGGAACAGCGCGATGTTATCGACAGTGCCCAGACTGAACAGATCTGCGGCATCCAGTTGCTCGAACGACGTCGCATCACCGGCGTAGAAATGGCGGTCATACGTCGGTGGCATCACGTCGTTGATCATGATCTTGCCGAACTCGCCATGCCCTGCCAGTGGCAGAATGGTGTCATCAGCGATGAAGTCGCCGCGAGCGCCCGCCAGATGGACTGTCGCACACTGATCCTGCAGGTCGTTGAAGTAGGTACCCAGCAAGACACGCGCCGTTTTGTTCAGGTTGTGCTTGAAACGCTGCTGCGACATCTTGCCGCCGGCATCCACCAGGTGACGCCCTTGGTTAATCTTCAATGAAAAGTCGGCGAACCCGAGGTTTTCACCACGGCCAGCCAGCTTTTCATCACCCATGGTCGGGCGTTTGCTCAGCTTATGGACGATCTGCATATCAACTTCATCACCCTTCTGTTTTTGCAGATCGGTAATGCGGACGACAGGCGCAGTAAAGCTGGTTTGCAGGGTGCCTTTCTTGTCCGGGTTTACGGCCTTCGGCGCTTCCTGCTGTTCAGTCAGCACGTTCACGAATGAGCGGTTGCGGTTCGCTGCAGTAAACAGCGCGACCTGCTGGAGCTTATTCGCCTGGGCAGAGGTAATGGTGGTCATGGATAACTCCCAAAAGAAAAACCCGCACGAGGCGGGCTATAGATAAATGATATTGACCGTCAGGTCAGAGCGACTGCTCTAACAGCGCGTCGATTTGCGCCTCGCTCATGCCGGAGAACATTGCCGTCAACTGCTGATGATCAGCGCCAGCGGCTTGCTCCAATAGCGTAGGTTGATGCGTACTCGGCGAACCCAGATCAGACGGTGATGTCGGGATTGCGGCAGAAGCTTTAGCCGCGGCTAATTTGTCATCTGCCAATTTTTGGAGCTCTTCAGCGGTAGGCTGTGCAACTTGAACGGTGGCAGGAGTTTGAGGCGCCTCAACGCTCTCACCATAAGCCGCCTTGGTGCGCTTAACCACTTCGTTGAATCGCTCAGTTAACGGCTTGTCTTTCCATGCAGGGTCGGCTTGCAACTTCTCATCGAGATGAACAGCCAGGCTAAAACGATCTGGATCCGCTGACTGCCATCCTTCAAGTTCAGGGGTGGCCTTCAGCGCATCAGTAACCGGATTACCTGTTGATTCAACCGGTGCAGTCTGCGCACCCGGATTCGCCTTTTGCAGATAATCAATTTTCTGCACCAAGGTTTCGAACACGCCGGACAGATCCGGGAATTCATCACGAATCTTAGCCAGTTGTTCGGGAGTGATTTGTGATTCTTCAGGTAATTTCGCTGGGGTCAATCCCGCTTGGTTAACCTGCTGCGTAAGCATCTGAAGCTGGCGCTTGGTTTGTTCCAGTTCAATACTCGCGCGTTGCTGGCTTTCAGCATTACGACGGCTCTCAGCTCGCGCAGCTTCCAACACGGCATAGGGAATGACGTGTTTGCCGTCCTGAGTAGCGATACCTTTCGGCAGCTCTTCAGTAGTTGCAGTGCCAGCTCCGATCTGCTCAACAGTTTCACCCGGCGTCGGTGTGACTTCAGTCTCGCCCGTTTTAATCTGTTCAACAGTCGCGGCAGTCTGCATTCCAGGCTTTTCAGCACCGGCAGGAACCACGGGTGCGTCTGAAATCTCCACCTCACCCATACTATCCAGCAGTGCTTCAATTTCCTCTGCTGTCTCATTACCCGTTAAATTATCGATGTCCACGTTCAAACTCCTGCATGTCTATTTGTCGGATAGATCCGAACCGGAAAGGCGTATCGCTGCCCGTGCGAATAAGCGCTCTGCTAACAAAGTGCTTAGCGGCACAAACAAAAATGCCCGCACAAGGCGGGCAAACACTCAAAGGAAAAACACAACAACACTGACCTTGACCGATGGAAATAAAAAAGCCCCGCTTTTTAGGGCGAGGCTGTGTATCATTCGGAAATCTAGCGCATCAAAAGTTCTGATGCAACTGTTTTATCGGTAGGTGGCGGATGAGCGTTTTACATTAACATCATATCTTGCATTTGCCATCAAAAACAAATCAATATCATATTGTGAAAACTTATTTTTTGGGCCCAACACTATTTCTTTTATGGCTGTTAAAGGGATGTTGTATTCAAAGTGATTCGTAAGATATCCATTAGAAATTCTAAATTTTATTTCACCTAAAGGATTGCTGCTTCTACCATCACTTGTAATATAACCAATGCTAGGTGCATATGAAAAGATCACCCTTCGCTCTTTCTCCTCTTTAAAAGCAGGGTTTTTTACTATTATCGAATTATCAATAGCATATTTCGCAACCAAATATGCGTCATTTTTTGATGGTGTTTTTTTATTCAAATCTTTAGAAAACCGTATGATATCCTCTATAATTTCGCTTTCACTCATGTACTTAACATCCTCTACAGCTAAGCTTTTTAAAGGTTCTAAATTCGGAGTTAATGAGTGTTTATTAATGCTAAGTTCACGATCATCTATACCAATGGCAATGCCTTCTCCATCCTGGGCATACGCTCGCCATTGACTTAGTGAATCTCCATCCTTTGAGAAACAGCAGATATATCTTGGCATATAGTTACCAATGAAATTATCATGCACTTGGCAACCCCACTCATGCCCATATAACTTCCTTAATTCGGTAACAGCCTTATGAAACGCATCCTTAACCCATAGGCCTTCAGAAAAATCGTTCATATTTTTCATAGAAGATAGCCAAAGATGATTTTTTTCCATGATTTGTAGAAATGTTTGCGGTGAGCAGTAGTGGTACATTAACGCCATGACATCCTCCTGTATGCTACAAATATCATACAGGAATCGCGTCAATTTGCCCTTGAATAGTCTGCAGCATTTGCTCATTCAAGGCATTGATTTCAGCCGATACGTTCTCCATCTGTTGCAGGATCTGGCCAGTCTGCGCTTGTGTATGAGCATCATTGAAACGCTGCCCGTTGGCTAATGCTTGGTCACGCTCTGCCTGAGCCGCAATCCGCTTGCTCTCTGCCTCCAGTTTGGCCACTTTCCCGGCAATCTCTCGCATTGCAAGCTCCTGCTGGGCTTGCTGCATCTGCTGTTCCTGCTGTGCCGCTTGTTGCTCCTCCGGCGTCATCTCGTCCGGCGCCTTCGGTGTCCCCAGTGCACTGCGGATCCGCTCGATAAACTCCTGCTTATTCGGCACATCCAGCAGCTCAACCCACATATCAAGAACAGCGGCCTGCACCTCAGGCGGCAACCCGGTGATAACCTGTGCCATACGCTCGGCCAGCTGTGACTTATAAGCGGGTGTCTGCTGGATTGGAGCCAATGCAATATGCGCACGCAGACGCGAGACATCATTATTCATTGCCCCCTCCGCCTCAACGACGTTTAGCATGACCTCTTTGCGGCGGCGCTTGTCCTCCCGATTGATGACGACCGTGTAATTCCGCCGGCGGCTCAAATCCTCCAGCAGGTAGGACAGCAGCAATTGGCCGACCTGTTGGCAGGCGAATTGGTAATTGTCGTTAATTTCTGCCAGCGTCGTGGCGCCTTGCTCCACCAGGTTACTGATGGCAATACCGCTCGATGCATTGGAGTCTTGCCCCAGAAATGCGGAATACACCCCCATCCCGTCCTGAATCAACTTCATGGACTCCTGCATCACCTGAAATTGCTGCTGAGCCACCTGAAAATCCTGCTGAACGGTCAACGCTTCGGCGACGGTTTTCTTGTTCTTACGGTCAGGATTGAGGTTCACCACACCATCTGGCCGCTCCAGCTCTTCCGCCAGCTGTTTATCCGTCATGTTGGTAGCGTCGGCGTCCTTGATCACCCTCTTAGCCTGCAGCAGCCAGGTTAGCTTTATCCGACGGAAGTTAACTTCGTCTTGAGCGGGGATTGCACGACAGGCTAAACCATACGGCGCGCCGGTTTTATCTTTGCGATACCCCCAGAACGGGATCAACGGAAACATGCCTTGTGGTGCAGAGCACGGACGATCGGTAATGAAGTGCGGACCAACAAACCACGCTTCACGGATCCGGCTCACGCGAGCCATTGTTACCGCAACACGGCCGGTAGCAAGCGCCACCGCATGCATCACGTTGTTCTTGTCGTACTGAATAACGCGTCCATTCGAAAGTTCCATCACTGGCAACTGCTGATAAGTACGGTAATAGATAACCTGCAACATCACTCGCTTTCGGTTTGACGTTATCCACTCAGCCTGATCGCGACTGTAAGAGTTATATTCCTCATAACCGTTGATCAGGTTAGATTCATCCCCCTCTGCCAGATCGGTTTCGACAAACCCTTTCCAATCGCGCACTGAGTAATCAATGATCTCTGCATGGCCAGGGAAAGAACTTTTCACCTCGTCCACATCCATCCAGCGCTTGCGCATCAGCCAACGACAATCGCTTAGGTCAGCTTCCCGACTGAACCAGTCCCAAAAGACCTCATTACGGTGAACTGTACCGACCTTATATTTTGCCCCAAATGGATCGCTGTTACGGCGTACCTCAACCCAGCTTAATCCCGCCTTTATCTGCTCGGCATAGGCATCAGAGCGGGCTTTGTTGAGATTGCTCAACCGGCAGGCATCAGAATATTCAGCATTCACCGCCTCCGCCATTTGCTCCATTTCCATGCTTGGATCGTCGGCAATAACCATAAGGTCAGTCCTTGTCTTCGCCTCCATGCCCAGCACGCCATCAATCGTTGGCGCGATAAGGTTATGCATTGTCAGGGGCTGGCCGCGTTCCTTCAGTTTAGAAACCAGCTCAGGTGCTAATTGGTCACCATCGTAATACGCGCAGGCTGTATTAGCCGTCGTTCGCCACTCAGGCTGCGAGTCAATATCAGCCGAGATATCCAACAGCTGCTGCTGCGTAAAACGATCGCGGTTGTCTTGCTGCGGCGCGGTAGCCTCAGCATCTATCATGGCTGTATTCATCAGTGAGACATCCAATGTGTTGGTTTAGATCTGTCGATAGGTGTAACCTTCGGGCGCGCCGGCATTCGCGCGCGCATTTCCTGAGCAATCGCATAGCTCATCACCTGGTCATCGAAACAACCAGTTTGCGCGCCCATAGAGCCCTTGGGGTCATACACGTAGGTGTTCGCTTCATTGACGGTGCCGATCCAGCGGATACCACTGACACCGTTGCGTAACAGGGTCTTCAATCCTTCGGTGATAACAGGCTTGCTTTGCTTGGTCGTCAGCCAGCCGAGCTTTGGTGTTTCGTCATCGTCTTGACGATCGAGATACTGCTCTGCGTAGATAGCGCGCAGCGGGTAAATATCACGCAGCTTCTGCAGCACCGCATGGCCGTGGTTATTTCGCTCAGGCCCAATGTAGGCGGTGTTGTACCATTTGCCGACGTGCGCCAGCAGTTGCGCGAATAGTTCTGCATCGAGGTAGCCGAACCAATGTGCGACCTGCTCACCGTTGCTCTTCTTAATGACGTCAAGCGATGATCGGTCGCCGTTCTCTAACCCTTCCGCGATATCAGCGCCAATGGCATAGTCCTCTTCCGGATCGGGAAGCTCCCAGACCAGCAGGTGATTCAGCAGAGTACGGACGAGCTCTTTCGTTTCACCGCCTCGCAATCCCTGCGCTTTTGTCTTGGTGCCGGTCACCGGATCCATGTCGTACACCAGCAATGGCGGCGTACAGTGGCCTTGCGCTTTCATCGTGCTGATAGCATCGAATACGCGGCGGCCAGAAGTCAGGAACGCCTCGAGCGGCGTGCTGGGGAATTCCTGTTTCATTTCGTCGCGCTGCTCGATTTCTTTGTTGATATACCACTGGCGCTGCTCGGCGCTGAGCGTGATCTGCATCGACAGCTCAACGCCTGAAAAATATTCCCTGTGGTATTTGCTGAGACGTAGACCGGCAGCCGGAACCTGCACCACATACTTCGGATCCTGCCACCAGGCGAAGAAATGAAACTTCCAATCTTGAGTGGTCAGTTCAACTCCCGACTGCCCCAGTTCCATCGAGCGAGTGCTCATCTCGTGGAAGTCGCCGCCGACGCCCTCCGCAGTGCTTTCGATGAATGCGATACAGCCGTCGTGAATGGCGTTGAGCGTACCCGTGCGCACCTCTTTGGCTTTGGCTGGATACTTGGCGCAGATCTTCCCATGCTCAGAAATGTGCAGGCGTTGAACGGTACCAGAGCGAAACGACGTAGCGACCTGAATGCTGCTGCCGTGAGCAAACAGAATGTAACCGCCGTTCGCCCCGCTGCGGCGTTCCGATATCTTGAAATCGGCTCTTAGCCACCCTGGCAGGTTATCGAAGGGGATCGCAATCTTGGTACGGAATATCTCGCCGGCCGCTGATTTGTCCTGCGCGATAATCCCGCACTTCAGGTTCTTATTGAACAGCGCCTGATCCAGAAGGTAGATATCGATCGCCGTCGAGAATCCAAGCTGTCGAGCCTTGAGGATGATGTTGCGGTAATGCATCGACTCGAACAGCGCACGCTGCGCCGGCCGCAACCTAAACGTTACCAGTTCACCCTTCTCGTTCTCAATTTTGTAGAGGTTATTCAACCTCCACCACGGATTGGAAAGCTTCGTCGTAATAAACAAGCGCTGTTGTGCCGCAGTCATCCCATTCAGTGCATCATCAGCAGTGGCGGCGTCGTAATGTGGAGTCGTCATTTGGACATCAATCCGTCGTCACTCATACCCTGAATATCATTAACGATGCCAGACAACGGCGTCGTAACGTCTTTGCTCTCTGCCGTCAGCTTCTGCGTCTCGGCTTTCAATTTGGCCGTGGCCGCAATAATTCGTTGGGTATCTTCACTCAGACGAGGAACATTAACGTCGTTCAGCCGCAAACTGCTCAACGTTCGCTCTATCGACTCAATACGTCCGATATTCCTGTCGAGGCCCTGCTCGGCTTTTAAAAACTTGTCGTACAGCTCAATACGCGTTTCCACGCTCTCGGCGTTCTGCAAATCCTCCATGATCTGCTTCATCGTCTTGGTAACGGACAGAGCGCGAGCGCGCGTGAAGATCAGTTCATCATGTAGATCGGAGTCTGCGACCGCTTCAAACAACTCATCAGCATCGAGATACATCGAATAGGCAGAGTGTTTTCGTGCTGCCTGGTTCCGATGAGTGAACATGGTGACCGGTGCCGGATTGCCACGATTACCGGCCGCGTTTTTATTGCCAGCGGTAAATCTGCCGCCGCCATCCCTGCCGGAGTTTGGTTTCGCAGCAGGATCCGCAGCTGTATCGGTCTCGTTGCTTTCGTCTGTCGAAACTTTTTCGTCGTTAACCCTCGAGCCAGTTCCCTTTGCGCAGTTTTGCGCACTCTCATTGCGCTGCGCGTTATGCGCAGTGTTGCGCGCTTTATTTTGCGCAGATTGCGCAGCACGAGGTTTGATGTACCTCCGTGCAGACTGATAGTTCAGTCCACGGTTCTCACACCACTGCTGAGCTGTAATCCCTGTAGCTGCATTCTCCTTGAGGAACTCAGCCTGCAGCGCTTTCCAGTCATGCTTTGCCATGTGATGTGCTTACTGCTCTCTTCCATTAACCATTAGAGAGCCCACCCTGGGGATGAGCTCTGTGATGGTTATGCTCCAAACCGCTCTACGCGCTTTTTCAGTACCTCAACGTAGGCCGACATGATGTGCCGCTGTGCTTCAAGAAGCCGTTGGTCCTCCTCTGGAAGTCCGCAGAAGATACTGCCATCGATAAAGGTACTTAACTTCTCGAGGCGCTCTTCCAGTTCATTCAATTCGTCCACTACTCGCTGCTGGTGAGGTTGGAGGTTGGTAGTCGTCATAGTTATTCCTTAGTGACTGGTTGCTGATGAGGGAGGTTGCGGATTGATGCGCGATCGTTGTACGCCCTATCCAACAGAGTGAGCAACGGATCAATCCAAAGGACCGCCTGGCGGTATGTCAGTCTGCCGGCGGTAGAGGAACCAGAAGCGGCTCCGTCAGGTTTGCCGGTATCGCGCATTGCGTCGGCACGTAGACCGTTCGTGTACGCGAACAGGCGCTGAGCAGTAGCGTCAGGGATATAACGATCAGCACACTCCTCAGTTTTAAGGTCATTGCGGGTTTCATTTTGCCGTTCCTCGCTCTTGGCTGAGATGGTGACGTTGTATCTGCTGGCGGCGGCTGATATCTCGTTGGCGCGCTGGAACTGGAATGCTTGTTGGGCATTCATGGCTGTGGCTGTATCCAGCTCGTTTTTCGTCTGGATTAGCTCCCTATCCTTCGCAAGGGATACACCGTAGAAGTGGGTGGCAGCCCAGCAGAACGCAAGGATCACCGCCAGCAGGACACCGGCAATGGTGAGCAAGAGTTTGTTGGTCATCTCGGGATCCAGGCTAAAAGCCGTTTGCTATGAAAAATGCGTGGGCAACGACAATCATCGTGATCGCAGATTTCACGTAGCGTTACCGACTTGGGGATATTCAGCATGATTTTGGCCTGAATGGGCCTGTTTTCAGTGAGCTAGGCAGAGTGCCTTCTCTTTCTCGCGGCGCGTGACTAACCCCGGAAGAACCGTTTTACCAGCATAAATCCAGCGAGGCAGCTGCTCGCATGCGGCCACGGTCTCTTCGGCCAGTAGGTAGCGGTACATAGTGGAGCGAGTGAACTGGCCACAGCCCACATTGAAAATAAAACTCCCGATCCCATCGAACACCCCCTGAGAGAGTTTCCTCCCCAGCTTACGTTCGACATTAACCTCAATGCAGTTCTGCGCCGCCAGTTGGTCTTCGGCGAACCACTTCGCTATCTGCTGATCACTGGCCTGACTAACGGCAGCAACACCTTTCCCGGTATGGCCGATCCCCTGTGTGATGATTTTGGCGGGGCATAGATACGGATCGCGGCGGCAGCCTTCCGCATTCCCCATCACTTCCATTGCCGCCTTGGAAAAACGTAGAGGATTTCCGTTTGCCGATGTGAAGTCATCTGCCTGGCTAAGGGCTAACCCAATAATTACTGAAACAGAGCAGACCGTAGCGGCGATTTTCTTTTTAGTCGTCATTTGTTGGTACGTCCCGGATTGATGATCGTGGCGCCGGCACGAGAGGCCCGCTCAATGGCGCGCGTCTGGCGATTCTGGAAATAGATGTTGGCGGCGAAGGTTGCGATACCGATGGCGATACCTATGACGATCGCCCAGTCATTGAGAGTGAGGTCGTTAAACCATTTACCCACCTTGCCGACCAGCACCAGGAACCCCGAAGAGAGGTAGGCCGCGAAGGTTGCTTTCTCCTGCATTGTCATACTCCACCTCCCCTGCGTGGGGGAATAGAAAAAGCCTGCTGGGCGAACCATGCAGGCTTTGGACTGACCAATAAAAAGCCGAAGTAGCTTTAAGCATACTCCGGCATCTTTCGGAAATTTAGCGCATTAGTTTGCTGATGGCAATAGGTCCTTCAACCGAGCCAAAATCGATTTTATAACCTTCAAATTCGATTTATCCTCTTCATATTTCTCTCGGTAGTCGTTTCTGTGCACTTCATCTACCGCCGCATGTGTATGATAATTACTCACTTCACGTTCCAGTACACTTTCAAAAATTTGCGCACGCTCTTTAATTTTTTCAGCTAAATCACGCTCAAACTCAGTGCCTTCAACCTGCCTATAGAAATCAATAAAGTCTGGAATTCGTTCATCAGTTATAAAAACGCTTCCGAACCCCCCTGGATGTCTCATAATCAACTCAATCATGGTGTTTAAGGTAATTCGCTTAAGATTCCGTAAACTTTCAGTTAAGTCTTCCGCCTCATCCAATTTTTGTTTCAACTTAACCGTATTGCCGGCCAAAGAGAACTCACTAATCTCAGGCAGCATTTTAATTATTATAGCCAGTACAGCGCTTGCTATAATAAAGGCGACGAATTCAGCTCCACCCAAGAAGCCGAAAAGAAGCAGCAGCATAGAAATCGCGAACATAAAAAGCATACCGACTGAATAAATGTTCAGTTCGGGCCTAATACAGTTTTCATACAATGAGCGAGTTCTTTTCAACATTTTCTACTCACCTTTTTCCATAGCAATTCTATCTGATAGTACACCAATCGCATTTGATTCTTCGACGAACATCCAATCCATACACTGTTTCACCAACTCGGTATAACGGCTTGCCCATTCACCAGGCTCTACCTCAGCCCCTATGATACGCATGGACTTACGCAGATGTTCCATATTGGCCGGAATCTTGCCTTTACCGCCACACTCTTCGCACTCTATAGGATGCTGCCTAATCATGCGGCCGGTACCGGAGCAACGTGGGCATATATTGGTTGTAGCGGCGTGTTGTTCAGACCAAGCTCGAAGTGCTGCCCGCTCCCGCTCAATCCGTTTGGTTATATCGGTAATTTCGAAGCCAACCTCGTGATATTCAATATCGGTGATCTGTGCTTGGCTGCGCCGTTTCTCCAGCGCTTTAATCTCGGATTGCAACGCTTCAATATTTTTCCGCGTTTGGGCTGTTCGCGGGCCATATCGGCGAAGTAGTGCTGCAATGTACGCCACCTGGGCTGGAAGGTTTCGCTCAAGCGCGATACTGAGGGCTAACTGACATGCTGCCGTCGCGCGTTCAGGATGTGGTCGTTGATGCACCCATTCATTGATCGCTGCACGTACCCGCTGTTCCGCTTTATAATCGTTGCGGTACTTGGACATCAGCAGGTCAAGGCCGACTGAATGCCGGTGCTGTACTGCAGCTAATGCCCCGAGGATCTGCTCCCTGGTCAGGGAAGCGCGTCCACGGCCTACATTCATTGACTCTGCGCTTACACAGCGCGGATCGTGCATTTTTATGAGTTGTTCTATTGCGTTGGTCATATTGGTCAGTCCTGATATTATGGTGCATAGTCGATTGTATAGTTCATTGCATCAAACGCAACACGTACTGCATGCATTGCCATAAATGAAACAAAAGACTTCCTGCGACCGCTATGACTCAAGGATTGTCAAATGGAATCAATTAGCAGTGAAATATTCAACATCCTAAAATATTTACTTCCGGGGTTTGTTACGGCTTGGATCTTCCATGCTTTTACTTCGTATCCGAAACAAGCCCAATTTGAACGAATTATCCAAGCTCTAATATTCACTGTATTTATTCAAGGTGGAGTGGCTGCATTAAAATTCACTTTAATTTACTTAGGTAAATACTATTCTTTTGGCGCTTGGAGTAATAACGTCCATCTCGTTTGGTCATACGCTGTTGCTGTAATTTTCGGTTTCACATTTAGCACATTTGCAAACAATGATCGACTTCACAGTATACTTAGGACGCTGAAAATCACAAAAGAGACTTCCTATCATTGCGAGTGGTTTGGCACATTCAACTGTAATGAGTCTTTTGTAATTATACACTTGAACGATGAGAGAAGAATCTTTGGCTGGCCGACCGAATGGCCATCTGATCCAACCAAGGGGCACCTCGTTTTAATGAATCCAAGCTGGGTGCTGCCTGATGGCTATCAGGATATGCCAACAGTCAAATTGATGATATTTAATATTTCTGATATTAAATGGGTTGAGTTCCTACAAGACACTCCAGGAGTAGATTATGTCGAGGAAAGCACCGACACCACCACCGTATCAACAAATTGATAAGGGTAAAAATCCGTTACCTCCACAGCAGCGTCGGCCACCGCCTCCACCTGCACCACCACCACCCAAAAAACCTATTGAGGAGTAGAAATGCCGAATATCCCTTCAAAACCAATACTCATTACCCCCTCAAGGGATGGATTACCAAATGGTGGTCGAAACCCGTCGCCGCCCCCATCAAAAGTTAGGCCGGCACCACCACCACCCCCTCCGGCTAAAAAATAATAAAGGTGACACAATGACTGATGAAAAACGTACTTTTGTTGTTCCAAATAACGTCAAAAGCGACAATTTTGGAATAAACCCGCCACCTCCATCTAACCAAGTACGGCCTGCACCACCGCCACCGCCGCCAAAAAAACAAGGTAACTAAACACTGTTTACCAAGGAGATAATATGCCTGATAACAAATCAAGACCAGACTGGCAAACTAACGGTCGAAATCCACCGCCACCACTAAATCAGTCAAAACCGGTCCCACCGCCTCCGTCCCCGAAAGATAAAAAATAAAGAGGTCGTTATGTCCAATAAATCAATATCAAGTCGCAACCCAAGTCAGACGGTGCCATTAAACGATGGAGTAAACCCACCTCCTACATCCAACCAAACACGTCCAGCCCCACCACCGCCTCCTCCATCTTCACCGAAGAAAAGCTGAGTCTGGATATTTTTATAATTTATGAGGTCAATTATGTCTAATAAAACAGATCCGTTTTTAAATCAAATTATTGGCGCTGAAGGCAGAAATCCGCCCCCACCTATTAAGGCAAAGAAACCAGCACCGCCACCGCCGCCCCCATCAAAAGACAAAAAATGATGATACTTTAGCTTGGAGGTAAATATGTCCGACAAAGCAAAACCAATTAATAGTGGATTGGCATATGATGGCAAAAATCCGCCACCACCAACAAACTATTCAAAACCAGTTCCGCCACCGCCACCACCTGCAGGCAATAGAAAATAAACGTAATGCCCAGTTCGTACTGGGCCTTTTTACTACATATCTTTATAAATACTCAAATCACATGTATCACTATGTTACGTCGACTTTTTTCAAGTAGGATAAATAGTCTTCCGACCGATTCAAAAACTTCTCAATAAAAATAATCACATCGCTTAGCCTCTCTATCCCAATATTTGTAAATATAGAGTTTTGGCTATGCGCAATATCATTTCTGATCCCCTCAGCCCAGCGCAAATAGTCTTTTAATTGACTTTTCGATACAGCTAGCTCACTAATAAAAGCAGGTGAATCTCTGAGTAGTTCTTTTTTATCACAGAACTGTAAGTAATTAACAAGGGTTAACTCAGTATTTTCACTATTTTTCTTCGCTTCCTGCAATTTCTGGTGTGCAAAAGCGATACGTTCTGGCGGTATAGATCTATCCCAATGTTCTTCGGGACAAAAATGCGAAACCCAAAAGTTCAAATGCATCTCAAGCAAAGATATCATCCCAAAAATGAATATCCTTACAGGTGGTTTATTTAAATCCGCTCTGGTTATAATATATGATATGTTACTTCCGTAATTTACGAATAGTGTTTTTCTTTCCTTAAGTTCGTGAACTATGTCAGCTATTGGAGTTGAGTCAGAAATTAATAAACCAACCTTTATTTCTTGGATTTGTTCAGATATTAACCCATCGTTTAGTTCATCTCTATTTATGTACCCAATGATCCTTTCGTTAGCATCTATCACACCGGCACTATCAAAGTCTAATTCAATAAGAACTCTTCTGACATCAGCTGCATGATCTGTTAACCTGCAAGCATGTAGAGGTTCACAAATCGCCTTTGCTGTCACTGAGTCTATAAAGATACTTTTCAATGACTCGAAATCAGTACCATTTCTTCGTTTCCCTGTCACATCAGACACCCATAATTGACATCCCATCTTATCACTTACTCCTCTTTTATTTTAATGATTAAACTTTGGAAACAAGATTCCAACAAACCACTCCTTTCATTATCCCATCAACACATCTACCCATTTCTTATAAAATACAATAATATCTCAAAATTAAAATTAAAATTAAAATTAAAATTAAAATTAAAATTAAAATAACATACTAACCAAGATCAGTAATCCAAATGAAAACAGCACCAAGTAAGGACTCCAAATCAACAATCTATTAATGGAAATCAATTTAACCAAATCACTTAATTTAGTTTCCGAAATGTCAATTCTAATGCCATTTTCAGGAGGAACGAAATCGTCCTCTAATAGAATACAATTAATAGAATTCTCAATTTCATGAGACCTTTTTATCATTTTGTACTCAATCACCCTTATCAGCAATTCTATTATTAAAGTAGGGGCAAGAACAAATATAGCAATTAAAACAACCACTGGTTCGTTTTTTTGGTATGCATAAGATACTAGAGCGGACCAGATTGCAATACCCCACATCCTTACTTTCCAGGCGGACTCTGAGTTATTTTTTGCAATACTTTGTGTTAACTCCCATGCCTTCAATAGCACATCTTTTCTGTCTTTATTTTCATTTGTCATGATCACTCCTTGAAAGCAAATAGTTCTTAAGGACTTTATGTTTTTCCTCATTACACTGCAAAGAAAGAATCGAAATTACAAGGCTGGAAATTTCTTTATTATAAAAATTCAATAACTCATCATCATCAACAGTATACCCCAACCTCGAAATAATATAATAACCCCTCAGAACCTTTTTTAATTTTTTAACAACATCATGATTACCATCAAATGTTTTTACCTCACTCATTCTATTACGTAGCTCATCAAAGTTGTTAAAACGGTCATTTAAAAATTCCTTAGCAATACTTTCAATTAATACATCCAGTATACATTTAAACCTTTTTTTCATTTCGTTTGCATGCTTCAATGGTTCATCACTTCCATCCAGCTCATGATATAACGCGGATAAAGCACTGCACATAGAATTATTAATCATAGTCACTCACAAACTCAAACGCCTCGGTTAATATATCTCCGGCAATTCTGGAAGCCGGATCCACTCTGATATTATCTATGGAAAGACCTCTATAAAAAACGTCATAACACCCTCTCAACACACTTAATCTCTTGTATTCCTCAGCATTCCTACACACCATCTTAAGTGATGTATTTTTATCAAACTCATAAATAGAATCACTGGCCAATTTAAATATACAGAAATTTTTAATTATCGGGTAAAAATTCGCCATTGCCGACATGTAATAATTGGAGAACAAATTGATGTCGCTATATACAGAAGCATCAAGCCTAACTCTTCCTATCTCTGAATCAAATTCTCTTTTAACCTTAAACCCTTTAGTCACTCTCTCCCATTCATTTGCATCCCCATATATTAGCTTTCCTTCATTAAATACATGGAATAGGAAAAGACTCCCATTCAAATAATATTTATTGAACGTGATTGAATTATAGCAAACATAATTTACAACCAGTTTAGGAAGTGCTGAAAAATCAATAAATTGTGAAGCTTGGTTTTCATCTATATTCAAAAGCAATATGTCGATATCACTGTTAGAGTTATGTGTCCCTCTAGAGACAGAACCGAATAAAATTGCAAACCTATCCATTCCTATATAGACCTCAAAATTTATAGTGTGCTCTATGCCAATCTAAATAATCATGCGAACTTTCTGAAATCGTTACTTTATCTACATCAGTAAGTCCAAGTATTGACATAGCATTAACCACTTCTCGGTCAGCCTTTACTATTAAAACCCCATCATTTGTGAAGCTTATATATCCCTTATCAAATAAGGCATCAACATGAGGAGCCAACATAATTCCATTATTGGGATCCAACCTTTCTTTGTTATTACACTCTCTCCAGGGTTTTATATGACTTGCTATTAGCAACTGTGGCATTGTAACACCGGTAACAGGACATGCCGGATAAAGTTTTAAAACTTCCTGTCTAAAAAAACCTTGCCCTATACGCGCTTTCACAAGCGCTTCTTTCATTGTTTCTGGTAATTCTTTTGCACTCAGTATTTCAAGGATATCTTTCTCAATCTCCTCAAACTCAGTAAAGTCGTCAATTGAAACCAAATCTTTCCTGTCACAGAGCTCCAGTAATAATTCACCTAGTTCATTATCTAATTTGGCCAGATAGCAACTTTCGTTACCATTACCGTCTTTTTGAAGTGGCGAGTATTTTTTCGGCAAAAGAGGCTGAATTTGTGCAATAAATTGCTTTGGCCTGATCGGTGCTTGCAGCCTTTCAAATTGAACGTCAATCCGCCAGCCGTCTCTTAACCAAACTTCATCTGAGTCTCTAAACTCATCAGGTTTCTCGAAGTCATATGCGGAAGACAATGCTTTACCCACTGCCCCTAATTTAAGGTTCGCATATGAAAATATTAGATCACCAGGTCTTACCTCAGTGAGGTTTAAGTAAGTTTGGTTTTTATGACCATTAACCTTCGTTTTCGGGGCCCAAATGAACCCTTCACTAATTTCTACCTTTTCAGTTTTTCTGTGGTTAACCCAGAAAAACTGCTGTTCATTATCCATACCAACACCCTATCCTTTGCGTGTTTTTAGGATAAATTACCTTTTAGTTACTGCAGTTTCAATTGAGAATCCAGGTGCAAGTTATCATTCTGCGTATAAACCGGTTTGATTCATCACCTATGAAATAATAACAAAAAACATTATTGCACTTTCAATAAATCACATTCTAACCATATGCTTATTGTCCGATGCAACGCATAGAATAAAACTTCATGAAGCTCACCTGGCCGCCAGTCGTATGGTATACGTCCATCGATTACATCGTGACAACTTGAGCATCCAAACACAGCCCAATAGTCATCGCTCTTGTATCCCATACCGTGTGTGCTGCAGGGAAGATGGCATAGAACCGTTGTTTCCTGGTTCCCATTACATATGCCTGAGATCTGCAGCGTACAGCATTGTCCCCGCGCCGAATCGCGCAGGGCCTTACTCCTAAATGCTGGTGACTTTCGCACTCAATACTCCATCAACCGATTAACGGCCTGTTCCATCTCATGCTCATCGGCAAAATGTTGCTGTAGCGTCTCGTTCCAGATTACGCCGGCAACACCTCTATAAACCTTGTCGAACTTCTCCTGGCTCATGTTGACAAAGGCTATGCTCCAGCGCTGTTTTAACGTTCCGCCGTCCGGATTGGCGGCCAGATCGTAGAAGCCGGCTTTAACCATGACGTGATTGAGATAAGCCTCCGTCGTTTTCACAGCTTCGGCGTCAAAGCGGCGCTGGCGCTGAGCCGCTACGCGCTGTAGAACACTGTCGGCAATCAGCTTGGTGATATTGTCATAAAGCAGCGGATCGCCAGCCTGCGCCGCCAGCGTCTTCGCTACCTCATGCGCGATCCACTTCTCCGGATCGCTAACGAACGTCCAATCCGGCTCCCAGTACGAGAACCCCAACTCCAGCAGCTTCCAGAATTTGCGGTGATGCTTCAGGTTCCGGCGGTCGCCGATCGGTCGCATGGCGATAGGAGTGCCCATTGGCACCCCTTTCATCGTGTCCCTGTCGTGATCTGTCGCGTACTTGATGCCGCCACCAGGTAGCAGAACACCCAACGCCTCCGTCTTACGCTTTTTCCAGGACTTAGTTCGCGGCGCGGCTGTCATGCGACACTCCTTTCAGCCAGGCGCTCAGCCTCCAGGCGAATCTGCGCTAAGAAAGCCGCTCCCTGAGCCATTAGCTGATCACGGCTGATATAACTGGAAACTGGACCACGCCAAGCCTTATCGAATATGGCTATAGCAGCGCCGAAGCCCGCGCTGGTCGCCTCTTGCCTTGCATCTGCCGGCCGGTACCAGGACGGCACATCAAATCCAATGCGGCCACGAATGAACGCAATATGATCTGCATCTTCCGGCCACCACACTTCTGAGGTCGCCGACTTGATGAGGAAAACATAGCGTCCGCCGAGCTCACGCATCTCATGGGTATGGCGCATGATGTGGCGCATGCCGGTGATATATTCACCTTCATGCTGCTTCGCCGTGCTGTACGGAGGATTGGCAAAAGCGGCGCCGTTTAGCTCTGATAAACGCACCGACCAGTTTTGCACCAGAGCGTTATCTTCTGCGGTGTAAAACGCAGCACATTTGCTGTTTTCGCCATCACTGAAGAGGTCAAGTACAAGCGGCCCGAACATCGCATTGATGCCCCAAAACAACGGGGCCGGCGTGCACCACTGGTCGCCAATTTCTTTCAGCTCGTGCGTCGGGGCCATCTTCAGAGCAGCCAACGCCTCAACGTATGGCGTGTTTGAGAAGTCGATCACAGGCGTACCTCCGAGCGTGAAGGCACAAGGCGATAAAACCAGGTGGTTTTGCCGGACTCGTCGTTATGCGCGGTGCGGACCTGTTTCACCAGCCCATGTCCGAGCGGCGAGATCTCCCGTAGGCGCGCGCTAATCGCCGTCTGGGTATCCCCCTCTCCGGGGAACATCTGAGCCAGCAACTTTTCCAGATCGCGGAGTGAATGCCAGTCGGCACCGCTGGCTGCAGCGATCACCCTATTCAGCTGAGTATTTGCATCATCAAAACGGCCCGCCTTACGCATTTTGCGGATCCCGTCGTTGATACAATTACGCTCCTTGTCGGAGACTTGGGGCTTTTGGATCATTGCGCAGCCCCTGTGATCAACACTGCCCGTGTGCCATCGACACCTGGCGCTGACAGTACGCCACCAGCCTCCATCTGTTCTATCAGCCGCGCAGCGCGGTTATAGCCGATACGGAATTGACGTTGCAGGCCTGAAATCGAAGCCTGCCCCTTGGCCTGCACAAACCGCGCAGCTTCGGGATAGAGTCCGTCACTCAGACTCTCTTCATCCTCGGTAACCGTTGATTCATTGTTCTCCGGGGTTACTTTCGACTCGCCGCCGAGCACCGCGATCAGGTTAGTAATCAACGTAGCCAGCTCGCCGGTCAGCAAAATAAAGTCCGCGTCAAAGCGTTGGGCGTAATCTTCCCGATCGATATCGTCGTTTTGTTCCAGCAGCGCATCGCTGAATCTCAGTTTCTTCAGGGCGCCGTCATCACTCAGCGCGAAGTCGATTCGATCCTGCCAACTCAGCACCAGCTTCGTGACCAACTTACCCGCCTGCAGGTTCGTCGCTATTTCATCGCCGACCAGCTCCTGCTTCTTGCAACGGATGATCCCGCCCTCTTCCAGCACTGCTTTCAGCTCAGCCTCATCCTGCAGAATGAATCCCGCTGGCGGCTGCCCGGAGCGTACCCACTCGGTCACGGTCAGTTCGATCGGGTTTTCCATGGTCAGCGGTACCACCGGGAGCGAGCCCAGGCTCTTGCGCAGCAGCGCCAGCGTATCTTCAGCGCGCTTGGCACTGGCGGCGTCAACGACAATTAACCCGGCCCTTTCGTTAATCCAGATCTGTGTCTTATGGTATTTGCTGAAGGCTCTCGGAATCAGGCAGTGCAGCACTTCATCCTTCTGAGCATCTTTCTCTGACTTTTTCAGTCTCCGATGCTGTTCAGCTTCAAGTTTGGCGACTTTCTTGTTCAGCTCGGTTTGAATTACCTCTCGGGGAAGGATTTTCTCTTCACGCTGGACCACCAGCAGATGCTGACCGTTGGCAGTGTGTACGAGTGCATCACCAATCGGTGCTACCCATCCGGTTTTAGCCATGTCCTGGCTGCCGCATGGCGTGAACGCAAAAGCGGCCAGCTTCTCTTCCATCCCTGAGAAGTCAATGTCGCGGGACATGCGGTAAATCAGTGCGTTTTTGATGCTAATAGTCATTGGTCAGTCCTTATTCATTTTTGCTTGCGCCACCCTCAGCCGAATTGACTGAAGCATTGCCGCGCCTTTTTGCTCTGTATCGGGGGTGGTCAATCCCCGCTCTTTTCCAACACCTATCGGTATTTCGGTATGCCCCAGCCTGATGACTGGATCCGGTATTCGCTCCCCGTCCTGTAGTCTTTTTTCCCACTGCCTAAGCAGCCTCTCTGCCACTTTTCGCAGCTCAGCAACGCCATGGTTGTACTGCTGCATCGCCTTGCGCATATCGGTGACAATCCAGTACAGGATCGGCGCTTTCCATCGGAATGCTTCAGGGCTGTCGAAATAGCCCCGCCTTGCGCTGTACCGGTCAAACTCCTCCATCACGATGTCCACTGTCGGCAGTCTTGCGTCGAACAGCTCTTTCGCCATGGCCAGCCAGTCCGGTGGTGTAGGGAACGGATAAAACTTTCGTCCCGACGCGGCCCTGATGGCATAGTTCAGTTGTTCAGGGTTGATCGTCTCCTGGAGCAGTACCCGCGTCAGCTCCGAACCAAACGCCTCCATGAGCGCCGTCGTGTTCATTCGGCTGACCCATGCCGGCCAGTGGATCGGATACATGGGCAAAATCACCGTCAAGACAATCCCCTGCATCGCTTCCCGCTCCGCCGCCGTAGCCGTATTTTTCTTGTACGGCCTGAATTGCGGCGAGTCCCTGCTTGAAGCGATCTGCTGCATTGCCGCCGCAGTTACCTGCTTCGGCACGTTGCGGTCGCTCATAGCGCTGCCCTCGCAATTGCTCGTGTTTTAGTGAACTGATGAATTTTTGCTGCCATTGGGAGTGGTAATACACCCGGCCCGTTGGCTTCCAGTAGATCCGGAACTCGTTCAGAAGCTCAGGGGTGAAGTTGGCCACGGTTAGGCCAGACAGAAATGCGATCTGCTTAAAGTCGTCACCAGGCACCCAGTCGAGCGACATCGGAAACATACCTAATTGCGGTGCAGATTGTGGCGCCGGTGGGCGGTTGTTCAGAATGGCATTCAGGTGTGGGTTTGTTGGTGGCACATTACCGGTTGAGTTTTGAACGTCACCTAAGAGAGAGAGATCAGTATTTACTAAAGATCCGTCTTTACTAATGCCCTGAATTTCAGGATACGGATTTTCAGGATACGGTGGTTTATCCGTTTCCTGATTTTCAGGATTCGGAGCCAAGCCTTGCGGCGCTTGAGGTTCATCCATTTCCTGAATTTCAGGATGCGGTTGCGGGACGTCATAAACGAAATAATCGAAACCATCGGTCACACCCTTGGCGTCGCGCAGTTGGAATCGGTGAATAAAACCGACCTGGATCAGTTCGTTCAGCAGCTTGTAAACAGCATCACGGCCACAGCCGCGAACGCCCTTCTTCTCCTGCCACAGGTGGGACGGATTGACTGACCAGCCATCAGGTTTGGACAGCAGGTAGTGCAGCATTCCTTCAGCCGCCCAGCTCAGCGTTTTATTGCCGATAGCCGCATTGTCGATCATGGTGAATCCACGCTGGCGGTTGGTTCTTACGATTGCCATTACTCAGACCTCGAAGCAGAGGCCCCATGTTTGTCACTTTCCCGCGAATAAAACGCCTGCGTTACCCCTGACAGAGTCCCTGTGATAGCCAAACGCCGGGCCTCATGCCCAGCGATGCCCAACTTCTTGCCTACAAGGCTGGATATCAGTTCTACGGATTGTGTGGTGGTTTGCTGGCTCATTTCGACAGCTCCTTGGTGGGTGGAAGTGGAAGCCATTCGGGAACTGGCAGGCCGGCGGCCTTCAGTTCGTTATGAACGTGCACCAGCATTTCGGGCGCTTCGGCAAACATAGCCAGGAAACCCCGGATCGCGGCAACGTTGGTTTCAACGGCGGGATTTGACGACATCGCGCTGGCGGCGCTTTTGATCGTCACCGCTTCGCTTTCTGTCCAACGGGTTTTGATCTGGTCTTCACGGACAGCTGAGAACGGCAGGCCGTTCTTGCCTACCTTCTTACGCCCCAAAAGCTCCTTCCGGACACCTGAGGCTATCGTGGCCCCTGCCGTTCCGTCGTCTGGCTGGTAAATTGTGGTCATTGGTCAGTCCTTATGTACTGCTAACAAGCCGGCTTGGTCAGAACCAGGCTTAAATTTTCAGGATTGCGGCCGTAGTCCGCAGGGTTGTAGGTGTATGGGATTTTTGGTGACAAGTGACAAAGCAGAGCTATGTCTTCAGGTACTCCTTGAGCCCTCCATTTCCCCACGGCTTGCCCAGTTCTTGCCCTGCCTTTGGATGGGAATAGGCGCCCAATTTCTGCGTTACTACCAATTTGTTCTTTCAGAATTTCGTAAAGTCTCATTGTTACCTCCACGGCAAGCGTAACTAAAGTGTCGAAACCAATCAATAGCACAACGAAAACAAAGTTTCTAAGGTTAATGTTACTTTGGTGTCTGATTTCAGGTTTGGAGCAAAAGATGACCAGTACCCTTGGCGAGCGAGTCAGTAAACGGCGAGCTGATTTGCAAATGTCTCAAGAAGAATTAGCCAAGAAAGCTGGCGTCTCACGCGTTGCAATAAGCAAGGCTGAACTCGGCATGACCAAAAATTTCAATGGCGACACCCTTTTCAATGTTGCACGAGCTTTGCGATGCGATCCCGAGTGGCTTCAAACGGGTAAAGGAACTATTGAAGGCCGCACTTCTAATATTGATCCAGAGCCACAATACACGCCCTATAGACACCCAGTATTAAATTGGCAGTCAGTATTGCAGCAGATTGAGGGGGGCAAAGAAAAAGCTGAAAAATGGCTGGAAACTACTCTGAACGTAGGTAAAGATGCATTTTGGTTGAAAGTAGAAACCGATGCCATGACCTCTCCTATAGGACTAACGATTCCTGAAGGGATGATGATACTCGTTAATCCTACTGACAGTCTCACTTCTGGTAATTTAGTTATATTTAAGAAGTCTGGAACTCGAGAAATATTTTTCAGGAAGTATGTTGAAGAGGCCGGTGATCGATACCTCAGACCGCTAAACCAAAACTACTCAATGATTAAAATAGATGGGCAGTACATGCCTGTTGGGGTGGTTGTTGATGCGAAATGGATTCTGCGAGAGGGCAATAAATAAATGTATTGCAATAAATGCGGTGGCAAAGTCGAAGTTGACGACAAATTCTGTAGGGCATGCGGAACATCTACCTACTCGACAAAAAAAATTGGTGAGCAAAATCCATGGACAACGTCAAATCCAACCCCAGCATCACCTGAGAAGCAATTCAAAGCAGCTTTGATAGAAGCGCCAGAAGAAAATTCAGCTAACAAATTAATTAAAAAGTGGGGATATAGAATAATAATCCTCGTGGTTGCTGGAATGGCAGCTGTGATTGCAAAACCTTTAGGGCAGATGCTAACTGATAAATATCAAACATCAAAAGTTTGGGAAGATGCCCCTGTAGAGCTTGAGAAAGTCAAGAAATCGATGGGATTGCCAAAAAGGCTGGATGAATACACTACTTTAAGCAATATGTTCATAACTGGACATGAACTCCACTATGAATATGTTGTAAATGACATTCAACTAGATGAAGGTAAGAAACCTGAAATCGCTAAAATTGCTCGAGACGCGTTCAATAAGGCTCTATGTCAAAACGTACTAATTACCAAGTTTGGCGGTATTTCTGTTTATACGTATAAATTTCCTAACGATGACATAACGTATAAGTTTACGAAATCTGACTGTAGCTCCTAAGCCAGGACACAACACCATATGTCAAAACCGGCGTTAGTCGGTTTTTTTAACCTCCAGCCCGAAACCAAAGTGTCAAAATCAGCTTGACGAAACCCGAAACCAAAGTTACATTCAAAGCATCCCAACCGGGATTGCTCTTTAACAAACAGGTAGCGACAGCAACACAAGCGCCACCAGGTGCGCGTCGCGGTGCAACTCGGCTGGATGATAGACCGCCGATCACTAAGCCTGTTCTGTCAGAAGTGGATTTACCCTGCCGCTGCCATTTCGGGGCGGCAGGACTAAGGCCACTAAACAAGAAAGGGTTACACGATGGGAAACGAAAAAGTAATTGTTACCAAGCGAGATGATGGCGGTTTTGACATAACGGTGACTAATGGTAGTACTAATTATCAAGATACATTTTTAATGGCATCTGCGACTAACCGAATGGATTCTAATGAACGCTTTGCCATGGTTGAGAGCGCCTTGCTCTATGCGGCTAAGAGAATTCTGTTGTTAGAAAAAGGAGGCTACTCACCGCCCCCTCATGGTATCGGAGAATGCTTATCAGGACGTTGAATACAAGTAAGCAGCCCAACCATCTATTTTGGCTACAAAGACAGCTGGCTTTTTAGAGGACAAAGGCGAACCAATATTCCCTATGGCATCCCTCAAGGCTTCGCTCGTACTATTGGAACTACCGTGATAAGTACCGATTGGCAAGTTGTAAATCGAACCATCTGAATAGGTTACTTCACGCTTAAAGCCAAGCGACTTCATTCTTTCATGAAGAGTTTCATAATTTTCTCCATCCGCATCGAAAAGCTCAACTCGTGCAACATAATCGGCCATTTTTTCTACCTTCTTGGTTGTGTGGAAACACCAAGATACCACCTCGCCTGATGTGGAAAAAAGCAGGCTACCTAATCATTAAAAATCAAACTAACTGAATGAGAAAACAGATGAATGATGAGCGACAGAAACCGACAGAAGACGAAGTACAACAGTTGAAGGAACTGCTGGAAAAGCATCCTACGTTTGTCTTCCAGCAGTTAAATGAGTGGATGAATCAAGACGGTTTGATGCTGTCAATTCGTACCATTGAGGAAGGAAAGACTACTCAGGCACACTGATATAGCGATGATTAACCCGGTTCCCAGTTGTTAGAACCTCGAATGATATTTCTAATACCTGCCCTTCAGGTGCAGCAGCAATGAGTGATGAATAAAACTCTCTACGTTCTTGGGGCATATCCCTAACTAATTTCTCAGCGTGAGTGCTGATCTCAAATCCCCCGCAATCTGAACACTCATAAATCTTGTAGTTATCCGAATCCGTGAAAACATAGCTTCCATCGTCGTTGCACAACGGACAAGTAGCCTCGAATCTCTCTTTCATAACCGTATCCTTACTTGTTGTGGTGACAGCAAGGATAGCACGGCTGGGCGTGCCTAAATATCCCAGAAAAACCAACAATAAGGACTGACCAATGACCATGATTAAAGCAAAAGCTAAATCAGCACGGCTGCGCCGAGCTCGTGAATTGCAAGAACGAATCCAGCGCAGCAGCGACCGCATCGAAAAAACAACGTTGGTGATCACCCGCTGTAAAACGATGCCGGATATGCCAGCACCACCGAAGCCACGCAAACGCCGCACTGTTGAGAGCGAGCCTCTGGCGCCTGGGCAAATCAGCGCCGCCGGTCGCCAGAAAATGCGCGGTAGCAGCCGGATCCCCCGCGGCGTCATCTAAGCCCCTTCCCTAACACTAAGAGCCGTAGCTAACGCTGCGGCTTTTTTTTCGCCTCAAGGTTTTGCCATGGAAATTAAAACCCCTGATAACCCGGGCCGCTCAGCAACAGCCAGGGTTAAAAATCCGTTGCCCGCCCCGACAATTTGCAGATTCTGTTCTGGTTCTGTTCGTGTCGCCGGACACGCGGAAATATACGGCGGCAGAGAGTTTAGTGATTGGCCTTACGTTTACCTGTGCGATTCCTGCGCCGCTTACGTTGGGCTTCATCCTTTTACTGCCATCCCATTAGGAACCCTGGCTGATGAGCCAACTCGAAAAGCTCGTAAAGAGTGTAAGCCATATTTCGAACGGCTTTTTAACCGCAAGTTGAAGGTATCTGGCCTGACCGTTCCTCAACGCTTCGAAACAATGGATCGGAATGGAGCATACAGTTGGCTTGCTGACCAAATGCAAATCCCCGTCGCTGAGTGTCACTTTGGCTGGTTCAACATTGAACAGTGCCAAAAAGCAAAGGCTATCTGTATCAGTTTTTTCTCCACCCTGACACATAAATAAGGCCACTCAGCCAGGAGCTACCCATGCGCATAAGAGGCAAATGGTTGTTAGCTGTTGTCATTATCTGCGCCCTTTTCTGGGCGTTCTTCATATTTGGAGTTACCCGATGAAAGCGATAAATGAGCACGTCGGATGGGGTGTTGATGGCCACGGCCTGAAGGTTCTGTTTTGCAACAACTGCCGCGCGGTTTTCTACAAAACGCTGAGTGGTTCAAAAATAATTCAGGCCAAGCGAGTGTTTAGCAAAAAACACCAGTGCAGCGTTAGCAACTAACTCCCACCACGCGCCCTATGGGGCGCATTCATTCGCATGTGGCTTGGCGTGCCTTCGGGGCGTCCACGCGACAACAGGCTACAGCCGAATGAATTATTTGCTGTGTGTAGTCCTCTTGCCCCGCTCGTCGGGGCTTTTTTTGCCCCTACATCAGCCACCGGATTTTTCACCAACCGAAGGAAACCACCATGACAATGACAATCAATATCAACCTGGCACCTGTTAACTCTTCCCAGATCCACAGCATCGGCCACGACGCGGCAACCAATACCTTGGCAATTCGCTTCAAGTCCCGCGGCGAACCGGCGGCGCTGTACCACTACAGCAATGTAACGGCAGAGGATTTTGCCGCGTTCAAAGATGCGGACTCCGTTGGCTCCCACTTCTACCGCCATATCAAAGCGGACACCGAGCGTTTCCCGTTCCAGCGCATCAATGAAAAGAAGGATGACGAATAACAGCGTACTTTCACCATGCGCCAGGCTGCTGGCGCATGAGTAAGTTCACTGATACCGGAGGTAAGCAATGCACGAATACAACTATCAGCGGATGGTTGAGGAGACGCTGGAACAGTATGACCGCACGTTAGCGGCGGATCCTGATGAAAAAGCGCTGCTCGATGCGCGCGTTGAGGGTATGCGTAAAAGCCTGCGGGTATCGGTGTTCCAAAAACTGATTGCGGAACGCTGTCACATCGCGGGGCTGGACAAGCGGCCTCTGGTCGCACTGACAGAGTCACCTGGAATGGAGGAATACCTTTGCTCGGTGCAAACCGAGATCCTCACCCGGATCGCGAAAACCGAACGAGCGATGGAGTTTATGACTAACTAATAACTAAATCCCTGTTTCAATTACTTGGAGTGATACTTTTATTTTCATGCATTTCTTTATAAACCTCGGATATTTTTATTGCTATCCATCGCTCAAAATCTTGCAAATGATTAACCAACCACTTCATGTCAACAACATCCATAATTGCAAAGATACTACCACCTAATGGTATTTCACACTTAAATTTCTTTCGATACTCACTTGGTTCACTTGAAAGAAATACAATAGCATCTTCATTAGGGATTCTTTTTGCGGCCCAATGAGCATAGATATTCCGATAAGGTTTTCTAAATTCAATTTCCTGCATTATCGCCAATGCAACATCAACATCTGAAGTATCACAAAATTTATCAACAACTTCTTTAAGTTTGCTTAGCATATGAGCATTGTGCTCTTTGACTTTTTTATCCGTAATTATTACGCCCTTTTCTTTTAAAAGAAGATAAAGTCTTTGAACATTGAAATCTATAAAGTTATATGTCTCAATATACATTCCTAACATTTTAAAATCTTCACTTGTTAGATTGTGTAACTCTTCTATGGAATATTTTTCAAATTCATTTCTTAAATAAATAGCTCTTTCAGTTAAATGTTCTTTAGGTAATGCCATATTTCCTCCATAAACGAGAAAAGCCCCGCAAGCGGGGCTATCCCGAGATGCGGCGACCAAACCGCAAATCATAAGGACTGGCCAATGACCAAAGGCCACCAGCTAGCTGACCGGGGAACCACCCCCGATCAACACGGAGAATACCATGAGCCATAACCCTATCCAACAGATCCAGTACCAACACCGGATCGGCAGCCACAATATTCACCATTTCAAACACCGCCGCCATTCGTTGAAAGCCTGCGCCGTCGTTCTCAGCGTTTTCCGCTTATCTATCCGTAACTCCGTGAGGGCTGACCAATGAGCAACATGGTAACAACAGGCACTTTGCCACAATCTGTCGCGGCCATGGGGATCGATGAGCCTACCTGGAACGCGCTGAAAAACTCCATTTATCCCGGCGCGCGGGATGACTCTGTTGTCATGGCTGTCAGCTATTGCATCGCTCGTCAGTTGGATCCGCTGATGAAGCCGGTTCACTTGGTACCGATGAGCGTTAAAGATGCCCAATCAGGCAAAAACGAATGGCGCGACGTAGTGATGCCCGGCATCGGCCTTTATCGCATTCAGGCCGACCGCTCAGGGAGCTATGCGGGTGCAAATGAGCCTGAATTTGGCGACGATATTACAAAGACGCTAAACGGCGTCGAGATCACCTTCCCCGCCTGGTGCAAATACACAGTCTGTAAGCGCATGCCCGATGGCAAGATCGTCGAGTTCAGTGCCAAAGAGTATTGGCTGGAAAACTACGCGACCGCCGGTCGTGATAATTCAGCCCCCAATGCCATGTGGAAAAAACGCCCTTACGGCCAGTTAGCGAAATGCGCGGAAGCGCAGGCGCTGCGCAAAGCATGGCCCGAAATCGGCCAACAACCCACGGCAGAAGAAATGGAGGGAAAAACACTGGATATCAACGACGCCAAGGATGTGACGCCCCACAAAGAAACCCAGGCGCCGTTGACGCTGCCACATTACCCAGCAGATAAGTTCAGTGCAAATCTGCCTGGTTGGCAAAGGATGATTGAGTCCGGCAGCAAGAAAGCTGATGCAGTGATCGCCACGGTCAGCACCAAATTCACCCTCTCCGAAGATCAAAAAGACGTAATCCGCAGACTGGAGCCTATCGATGCAAATCATTAACGTACAGCAGGGTTCTGCTGAATGGCACGCGCTGCGTGCCAAACACTTCACCGCCAGCGAAGCACCTGTAATGATGGCCACATCCAGCAAAATGCGTCGGGATGAACTGCTGAGCATGAAAGCCACTGGTTCCGAACGTGAAATCAGTGACTGGGTGCAAACCAACCTCTTCGATAAAGGCCACCAGCAAGAAGCCGCCGCCCGCATCATCGTTGAGCATATGATCGGCGATGAGCTCTATCCGGCCACGGCCGTTGATGGCGACTTATTGGCGTCATTCGATGGTATGACCATGATGGAGGACACGCTTTTCGAACACAAAATGTGGAATGCCAACCTGGCTGAAGCAGTCCGTCAAAAGGAATTAGCGCCAGAATATTACTGGCAGCTGGAACAGCAGTTACTGGTCAGTGGTGCAGATCGTGTCATTTTCGTGTGTTCCGACGGCACCGAAGAAAAATTCGTATCCATGGAATACACCCCAGTACCGGGACGAGTAGAGGCGTTAGTCGCTGGGTGGCAGCAGTTCAGGCAGGATCTGGAGAACTTCAAACCCCGCGAGACCAAAGAAGCGCCACAAGGCAAAGCGATAGCACGATTGCCGGCGCTAATGGTTGAAATCGAAGGTGCTGTAAAACAGTCGAACCTGACCGTATATCAAGGGCAGGCACTGGCATTTATCGAGTCCATCAATACAAACCTCGTAACGGATCAGGACTTCGCCGATGCCGAGGAAACCGTGAAATTCTGCGACAAAGCCGAGAATGAACTCGACCTCATTAAAGGTCAGGCCCTGTCTCAAACGGTACAGATTGATGAACTGTTTCGCACAATCGATACATTACGTGAGGCAATGCGTACCAAACGTCTTGAGCTCACCCGGCTGGTCAAATCGCGTAAAGATGAAATACGCGCCGAAATCGTCACTGGCGCCAAGAAAGCGCTGAATGAGCATATCAACACCTTGAACGCCCAACTTGGCGCCGTACGTCTGCCAGCCATCTCGGCTGATTTTGTTACAGCGATCAAGGGAAAGAAAACACTGACCTCCTTACAGAGCGCAGCCAATGACGAGTTAGCGCGCGCCAAGATCGAAGCCAATCAGATCTGTGATAAATACCAGGCGAACTTACAGCTGTTCGATGCGATTGCTCCCGCTTTCAAATCCCTGTTTGCCGATATCAACCAGCTCGTCGGAAACGATAGCGAGCATTTGAAATTGCTGATCGAACAGCGGATCAGCAACCAAAAGAAACTTGATGAAGAACGGATCGAGCGGGAACGACAGGTGGTCGCAGTAGCCCCCGTTGTGGAGCAGAAGACCTTTGCTAAAACCCCGCTTCATTCGGCTACATCCTTCAAGTATCCCGAGACATTGGGCGGCGCTCCGGTGGCGGATACTGAAGAGCTGAAGCCAGCAGGCATGAGCATCACGGAGATCACCAATGACGTTAAAGCCGATCTGGCCGCCGAGGGCATCAAAATCAGTGCGGCAGCGTTAAACCAACTCATCCCTGCAATCATCGCCGGTCGCATTCGTCACATTTCCGCCAACATTTAACCAAAGCGTGCTGCGTCAGCAGACGCCGCAAAAGGAATACCCATGAGTACCACACAATCAACCGTTGCCAGCGTGTTGGAGTCAGCCCTGCGCCCCGTTCGAGCGCAGCTCGACTTAGCCATTGAACAAACCACGGGGACCGCGCAACGGTCCATTGAAAGCGCCGGAGTTCTGCTAAATCAAGCACAGGCCCTGTGTATCGAACAGCACAACGCCGAGGTTGATGAGTTCAATAGCCTTATTGACCACCATGAAGCATTGCGCTCAGAGGTCACCACCAAGAAACTGCAGCTCACCAACCTTCAGGAGCAGTTGGCAGAACAGATTGTGATCGCCAAAGAAGCCAATGCAAGCGCGGAGATATCCCGAACCAGAGTGAAGCAACTCACCAGCGACAATAGCCGTCTTGCCAAAGAGAGCAATGACCTCAAATCTCTGAACCCGCATGCACTGCAAAAGCAAATTGCCAGATTAAAAGATGACCTGAAGTTTAAGGTTCAACTACTCGATCAGCAAAAAGTGGAAATGCGCAAAGCTCGCGGTACGGCTGCCGACATCAAAACATCACTGGCCCAGGCTGCACATCGTAATTCTGTTCTGGAAGATACCGTGGAGGAATTGCAATCACGCCTGCAGAACATCGACGGCGACGTGGCGCCAGTTTGGTACAGCGCTGGCGATAACAGCGGTATTCGTTTTTATTTTTACACCTTTGGCTGGCGACTTTCTTTTGGCTCCGACGACCGCGATGTGCAACTGCAGATCTTGCAGGATATCGACTGGCACATCGAGGTACGGACCAATACAGGGATTGGCGTCATCGTATCCGTGACCGAGTGGTGCCGCCCACGTTATCCAACACTGGACATATTCAAACAGTCCTGGCCTGAAGAACTCGGATCCGCAATCTGCACCCGTATCAATGAGCTTCTGGAGCGCAGCCACCCTCATCTCGTCCGCAGATCAGAATGGGCCGAAAGCACCCCACTCAGCACGCTGCCACAGTTGAAACCACAGTGGCTGGATTTGCTGAATGCCTCTGGCCTCCATTCACTCTATTCCGTCGCCAGTCTTACCCCGGAAGAACTTTCCGAAACAGTGAAAGGTTTCGGCATCGCCACCGCGCGCCAGGTACATGCCGCATGTATGAAAACGGTGAAAACATGGGAATCCGAAGATAAGCAGAAGGCGGCTTAAATGGGCGATGAACTGAACTACGGCTCCATCTATAAGCCTGAGGACGACATGTGCTGCTACATCGCCGTGATTGTTTGGCGAATGCGTACCCGTGCGGCGATCCGCTCCGGTATGCCGTATCGGCCGGAACCAAAACCTATTTATCGAGGCTCAGGCCAACTGCCGGCAAAGCGAAAACTTGACTCCGTGAATATCGGAGCCCGACAGCGTTACTCATCAACGATCATGCTGGGAATTTATCAACTTCACCGTGCCGGCCACAACGAGCACACAATTGCCGCTGACACAGGCATTCCTGTTGCCGATATCCGCAATCTGCTAGAGCACAAAACACAGACGCAACGCCGCGCATGGATACTGGCCCACCAGATCCGGATCCCCTCTAAGCAGGAAATTCTCAGCCGCCTTTCCCGCGAAGTTTAACAATCTATGGAGGTCAAACACGGCCGCCGGGAAGTTTGGCAGCATGCGGCCGAGGCCAACATGCAGGAAGCTATAAAGAAAATCGCTGCCATTTTCGACATTAATGACGTCGCCATTTTCACCCCCGGCAAACTCACCTACCTCAAGAACAAGCCCGTCAAACATACCCGAATTCGCCCGTTGCAGAGCGACGTGGTAATTGACCCTATTACCGGCGCCATCAGCGCCAAGGAGAATTGATGAGCAGCAAACACCGTAAAGGCGTGCTCTATATCCGCCACATCCAACCCGTCGATAAATGCGACAGCTTTATGTCTGCCGTCGGCCTGGCCGCAGCCGTGATGAAGGTTGAGGGTGGCATCCGGCGCAGCGTGTATGTGCTGGTCCGCCACGGCTTCCCGAATGATGTTCTCAGCCATGGCCATTCAAAGCGTGCGGTACAGAAAAATATACTTTTCGGGGGCGGCAAGGGGAAATCGTTCAAGGTCAATGCCCGCACCTGGCGGAGCAAGAATCAGCAAGCAGCGAAGGAAAGAGGCAAATGCTGACCATCTTATTGACCATCTATCTTGCCGGTATCCCAATAGCCTTTGTTCTCGGTTATGCGGCCTATGAACCAGTAGACGAGAAAAAAGGCAACGCTGGGTTTGTTGCCTGTGAGGCTGCTATATGGCCACTATTGCTACTCGTGCTCTACGTTGCCATTCCTATCGTCGAATTGCTTTGCCTGACTTATGACCGATTGGTTTTGGGACGCCGGAAATAACCATTAGTTAAATTAAAAATGGTGGATTTATGAGGCCAATAATTTTGGTTGCCGCTGCCGTCATCTTCTTGAGTGGCTGCGGTCCGACATGTGACTCCAGTGATCCTCGCTGCATTACCTTTACCCCGCCGGCGGAAACTCAGCACCGCTTTTTTGTCGAATGCATGCAGCTTGCGCCACCTGCAGAAAAGAATAACAGCAGAGAAACTGTCGTCGAAGCTTGCGAAAATTACAGCTACCGCATGGCATCAAGTTCAGCAGTCTCCCCACTTTCATAATGAAAAGCTACTAGCAGCCACGACGCGGCTAAGGATCCCTATGTACGGACTTTTCTTCCTGCTCTGTATGAGCGGGCAGCCCGAGTGTTACCGTTTTGATGGGTATATCTACCCGGATGAAGTGAACTGCCACCTCGATATTGATGATAGGAATTTGCCGGCAGCAGATTATGTATGCCAGCCAGTCGATGCGGTTGCACTGATGTCGGGGGCCAAATAAAAACCGAATACATCATTGAAGCCAATGATTGCTATTCTAGTTATGGATTTTATGAAAAGTACATTAACCAACCTCTCCCGCCTCAGCTCGACGACGCTCCGTATGCTTCTGATTCGTCGCTACATAATCAATAACGTCTTGTTGTACCTTGGCCAAATCTTCAGCAGAGATATCACCTTTCTCGATGAGTGGTACTAACTTGGCATAGCGGAATAAATAAATCTCAGGAGGCTGTACATTCCCTCCTTTGGAAAGGGCAATTTTAGTGTGGGCCTCCCACTCCAATATCGCCATTTTCATTGCAGTTTCGCTGATGCGGCGCTTTGTTTCTGCAACCCTCTGCAGATGGCTATTCAGCAACGTGAAAAATCCTGCAACAGCAGCTGAAACCACGGCACTTGTTGCCGCCACGCTAACCCAATCCATGATTCACCCCAGAAAATTTAAGTCTCTACCAGAGGCTACCATATTCTGTCACTACAGATTGAAGTTTAAGGAGAAATTATGAGTAAATCACTGATTTCGCGCTGTATCCGGCGCTGGAATGTGCGTTTCAAACCCATCTGCAACTCTAAAGTATCTCCTTACTGGAGAAAGCGCGACCTTAAGCGATATATCCGGGAGAGCGCCTTTACCACTGCGGCTAGCATGGTTGAAGAAATGGCTGAGGGAAACGCCAAAGTCGATTTTAACGGTGAATCATGTGGGTGGAGCCCTGAGTTTTCAGCATTCTATAACCAACATCGTGAACAATATCTGAAAGAGGCTCGCGATTTCCTCAATGAAGAAGTCAATGTTGATGAGATAGACGTATATATCGAAAGTGAAATTGACTGTTGGAATGACTGATGAACAAATACGAAAACCTAGATGCGGCAATTTTACGGCGGATTGGAGCTGAGCCAACCCCATTCGGTGAGCTGTATAATGGGTGTGTTCGCGGCTACTGCACGTCCATCGCTGGGGCTGAGGGAAAAGATAGCGATGATGCGTTCCGTGTTCTTGACCGTAGACTGCAAGCATTACGTAAGAAAGGCCGAATCCGCAGCACATCGCACGGATGGGTAGAGGGGAATGTATGAAGCTGATCACAATTGGTGCAACTCGCTATGTGCTGATTGTTTGCGGCTATGCGCTGAAATTTCCTCGAATCAGCAGTTGGCGAAGTTTTCTCGCCGGCCTGCTGCATAATATGAACGAGCGTATATTCAGTACAATGAATATCGATCTGCTCTGTCCTGTCGTCGCCAGCGTGCCTGGCGGCTTTCTCAATGTCATGCCAGCGTGTCAGGTGTCGGCTGATTGCGAGTTGCTTCGCATTTGGCGTCATTTGGCAGAGCAGCATGAGCAATCTTGTGTATTACTTGGCATCGTAGAAATGAAACCGAACTCTATTGGGCTACTTGATGGGCGTCCCGTCGCTGTCGATTACGGCACATATTAATCAAGGAGGATTAATTACTGTGGCAAAACTACCTTCAGGAGTAACAACAATTTCTCGAATTTTAAATAACAGAGCAATCAGCCAAACACAGCTTGCTGAGTGTTTTGGAATCAGCAGAGCAACATTACGGAAATATATGACTGATACCTCTGGTAACTATCACATCATATATAACGGTAAATTTTACAGCCGACCTGGACTGTTGGAGAACAAGCTATGACATACACGACGGAACAATTGAAAGCACGTGCGGTACAAATCGGATTGGATTTCTTCATCGAAGAACGTTCCGGATCTTGGGTAAAGGAATGGGTGAGCAACGGCTGTACGCAAGCAACCGACGAAGAAATAACCATGTGGCGACTGCTGGTTGATCATGAGTATTCAACTGATGAATCAGGGGGTAATGAGCGCATTAGCTGCGGAGATTCGGTTGAGACAATCGAGAAAAACCCGAAGTCTTGGATTGCCTGGCGGCGAGAGGCTGAGCGCTTGCAAACAGTCATCGACGCTACCTTGGGGGCACAACCAACACCTGACGTGCCACGTGAAATAATGAACTGCCTAGCGTTTTTCGCCAGTGTCATTAAAAGCGGTGAGCCATGGACAGAAACCTGCCAACGTGATTATGACGCCGCAATGAAGGCAGCTGAACCGAAGGTGCTCAACGATTCAGATACTGGAAAAAGGTTCGGTGACTAACATCACCGTCAGAAAGCAGAATTTAAGTTACAATACCTCTCATCACGGGAGGTAGAATGCAAAAATACGACAATCTGGATGATTTGTGGTGCGAGTGGGGAAGTTACGCTTCACCAATAATGGCTTTCTTGGATAGTAATGATCCGATAGTAACCGGAGTTAAGTGGTCATTTGAGAAAGGCTATGCTGACTGGCATCAGAACAATACAAGTGTGAACATCCTATTTCGAGGATTCGATCCCGGGCAAGGAGAAATAGTTGGTATAACAATATCCTCCCATAGCGAGGACTCGGATGGGCAGATCTCCGTCAAGCACACTCCAAAACGTATAATTTCTGATTAATACCAAGCCATCATAAACAGACCGCCAATCGGCGGTTTTTTATGCCGTATCATAGCCCCTTCACATCAATACTTTAACAATCATAATAAGGGCGTAACAGTGTTACGCCCTTCTCTTTCGAGGCGAAATAATGACAAAGTTACTCACCCTAGAAGAATGGAGTGAAAAAACCTATGAGAGTAAACAACCATCAATAAAAACATTACGCCGCTGGGCTCGTAACGGGAACATTTACCCTGCACCTGAAAAGCATGGACGAGAATACCGGGTTCAGCCAAAGGCGATTTACATACAACCGAAGTCATTCAATCTTGCAAGGTCTCTGCACAAGGCGGGGGCAATAGAGATCCCACCGCTGATAGAGAAGATAATAAATGGCGAAAAGACAGGAAAAGTACGACGCTAACCTGCCTAAGTATCTTACGTACAGAAAAAAATACAGATCTTACTATTGGTGGAATCCAATAACCGAGAAGGAAATCCCTCTCGGGAAGATTGCTCGCAAGGATGCGATAGCGCAAGCTATAGAGGCAAATCATTACATTGAAAAAAACCACACTCCAGTAGCTTTAATGGAAATATTGAAGAATGAAAAAGAGTTCACACTTTCTCATTGGCTTGAGAAATACGATGCAATTTTAAAAAGGAGAAAGTTGGCAGAAAACACCTATAAAATTCGTTCGGGGCAAATTATAACAATCAAGGATAGGCTGGGTGATATACCGTTAAAAAGCATATCTACCCTACATATTTCTGAATTTCTTGAACCATGGATTGATGAAGGGAAAAATGCGATGGCTGCAGGATTGCGATCTGTGATGTCAGATATCTTTCGCGAAGCAATTGTTGCGGGTCGGATTGAAACCAATCCAGTCGCACCGACCAGAACCCCGAAAACAGAAGTCTGCAGAGAGCGGCTGGAATATCCGCAGTACTTACCGATCCGTGAAGCTGCTCAATCGCAGCCACAGTGGTTTCCGCTTGCTATGGATCTTGCGCTGGTAACTGGCCAGCGAAGGGAGGACATTGCCAATATGCAATTTACGGATGTCATTGATGGACGGCTCTATGTTGAGCAGATGAAAACTGGAATGCAGATCGCCATTCCTCTATCCCTCACGCTGGCAGCAGCTGGTTTGACCCTAGGCAGCGTGGTAGAACGCTGCAGAAAACACAGTACGACCAACTTCCTTTTAAGTGCCGGCATCAGGAAAAATAGCCCTGATGGCTCACTGCACCCTGACGGGTTAACCAAGGGGTTCGTGAAAGCGCGGAACAACTCAGGCATACCATTGAGCGAGAATCCCCCAACCTTCCATGAAATTCGGAGCCTGGCAGGCCGCATGTACGAGAAAGAGTACGGGAAAGAGTTCACTCAAAAACTGCTTGGCCATACCAGCGAAAAGATGACACAGAAGTACCTGGATACCCGTAGAAAGGAGTTCATTCTGCTGTGACGAAAAAAAAGACCGACTATCAAAATTCGTGGAAATTTCGTGTATTTTCGTGGATTACGAATTTTTTTCTTTATAAATCAATCACACAAAAAAAGACCGAATACGATTCCTATATTCGGTCTAGGGAAATGGCTCTTGGGAGAGAGCCGTGCGCTAAAAGTTGGCATTTAATGCAGGGCTTGTTCAGCCGTGCACTTTAAGAGTAGCCTACCGCGCCAGTTTTGCCAGCCGCCCGGCGGCCGCGTGATAGTTTCGTGACGAAATAACTATGCGGCAAATGCGCATCAATCCGCGCGCGCTGGGCAAGGCGTTGGCAAACAAGCGGTTAGTCAGCGCACAGCTTCTCGGCGCGTTCGATAAACGGCGCCAGGCTCATTTTTTTCCCCGGTTCGGCAGGGTCGTCCAGCAGGAGCACCTCCAGCGGCTGCGCACGCTGATGGCCCTTCTTCACCTGCTGCTCCGCTGCGTCGTTGAGCGGGTATTGCATCAGAGTGCTGTTGTTGAGCACGAACAGCGCGCCGCCGCTGCGGCACTGCAGCGTCACTTCTTCCTTGGTGAACGCCCACTGTTTGCCGTACTCCAGTTTGGTGATGTTCACCAGTTTGTCTGCCGCCAGCGCGCCGGTCGCGGTTGCCAGCAGCGTAATGCCGAGTAATACCGATTTCAT